TGTCGTTGGTTCGATCCCAACCTCTGGAGCCACTTTTAAGTTTACAGTGTACTAGTTTTAAGTTTACAATTCTCGGTGTGGTGTAATTGGCAGCACCACGGTCTCCAAAACCGTTAGTTGCGGTTCAAATCCGTACACCGAGGCCAAGTTTATTGCGGGATTAGTTTAATGGTAAAACTAGAGATTTCCAATCTTTCGTCATCAGTTCGATTCTGATATCCCGCTCCATCAATTTAAGGAATGTTATGCGACCATTGAATGATAATATTATAGTTGAACGAATTGAAAAAGAGAATGTTACTAGTTCTGGTATTCTTTTGAAATCTAGTGATGAAGCAGACAAAGCAAAAGTTACTGCTATTGGATCTGATGTTGTTGATGTCAATATTGATGATATTCTATTGATCAATTGGAACAAAGCAAGAAAAATCTCTGACAACATCTATCAAGTAAACATTGAAGATGTTATTGGTGTATTTGAATAGATACTGTAAGGTCTAGTAAATCTGCCCGTAGTTAAATGGATATAACACTAGCCTTCTAAGCTTGCGTTCCAGGTTCGATTCCTGGCGGGCGGACCAAATATTAAAGTGCATAAATATATACTTTAAAGGACAGTCATAATGAACTACTTAAAAGCAGTATTTTTGGCTGTACTATGCACATTCTATGCAGTATCCTACGCCGCAGCACCTATTCCTTTCGATTTTGAAAAACCAGTAAAGTGCGCCAAGACGGTGGAATTACTTGAGTATTTTGAAAGTGAATATGGTGAAACAGTAAAGTGGTTAGCAAAAGATGGATCGTCAGATTCATATTTCGCAGTTTTGATGAATGATAACAAACTCACATGGACTATCATGCAGTTTGACACCGAAGTTGCTTGTGTACTAGGTACTGGAAAACAAGTAAAATTAACTCATCTATAAATCAATCGCAGGATAGCGCAGCGGTAGAGCACCGGACTCATAATCCGGAGGTCGAAGGTTCGATTCCTTCTCCTGCAACCATCACATTCTCACCAAAAAATACTTGCAACCTGCAATGGGTTGTGTTATAATTATTGAACTTGAGATTATTTAGGAGACATCATGATTTTGATATTTAAATTGACAACCGGAGAAGAAGTTCTCGGTGAAATGGTTAATGCCACATTGGGTGATTTTTATTATTCGATTAAAAATCCAGTCGCCGTTGCAGTTGTTCGTGGTAAAGATGGACAACCTAATGTAGGATTTGCTCCATTCCCAATACACTCAGAACAGAAAAAAGATTTCACTATTGACATTCCTAGAGAGCATGTAGTATACTCATATACTCCTGCTGAAGATTTTATTAATAATTACAATCAAATCTTTGGTTCTGGTATCGTGCTTCCATCTAAACAACTGATAACTGGTTAATGTCAAACTTCTATACGAATGTTCAAACTTCAGGTAACTATATTCTATATCGTGGTATTCTTGACGGTAAACGTGTCAAACAACGTATAGAATATTTTCCTACATTATATGTGCCTTCTAAGAAGGTCACAAAATTCACTTCTCTGCAAGGTGAATATCTTGATGAAATCAAGCCTGGTGGTCTAAGAGACGCAAGAGAGTTTATTAAAAGTTACGAACACGTTGATAATTTTCGTATCTTTGGAAACACCAGACATGAGTATTCTTTCATCGCTGATCAACACACTACCGATGTTGATTGGGATCAATCACTAATTCTAACAGCAATCATTGATATCGAGGTTGGATCAGAAAATGGATTCCCGCATCCAGAAACTGCATCTGAACCAATTACTGCAATCTGTCTCAAATACGTTGGTGGTATAACTTATGTTTTTGGTTGTGGTGATTACAAAGTACAAGGTAAAGAAATCTATGTACAATGTAGAGATGAAGCAACACTCATCAAACGGTTTATAAAAGTATGGACAGAAAACTATCCAGATATCATCAGTGGTTGGAACATTAAGTTCTTTGACTTTCCATATATCATTAATCGGATTCGTAAAGTTCTAGGTGAAGATGATGCAAAAAAACTTTCACCATGGAACTATATTGGCACACGCAAAGCAATTCTGATGGGTAAAGAACACACCGTTTATGATATGAATGGTGTTGCAATGTTAGACTACATCGAACTATATCGTAAATATGCTCCTGGTGGTGCATCACAAGATTCATACAAGTTGGATAATATTGCATCTGTAGAGATTGGTCAGAATAAAATTTCTTATGATGAATATGATTCATTGTATGACTTGTACAAACTAAACTATCAAAAGTTTATTGAGTACAACATCAAAGACGTTGAGTTGATTGAGAAGTTGGATGATAAACTGAAATTGTTTGAGTTGGCACTAACTCTTGCCTATGATAGTAAAACTAATTTTGATGATGTGTTTGCACAAGTTCGTATGTGGGACGTTTTGATTTACAATCACTTGCGTGAGCGTGACATTATTATTCCACCATCAGGTAACAATCGTAAAGACGAAGCATATGAAGGTGCATATGTCAAAGACCCACAAGTTGGAATGCACAAGTGGGTAGCATCGTTTGACTTGAATAGTCTGTACCCACATTTGATTATGCAGTACAATATAAGTCCTGAGACTTTAATTGAACCAGAAAACTACACAGACACACACAGAGACATTTTGGCACAAGGTGTTGATGTAGATGCATTGTTGAAAAACAAAGTTGATCTAAGTCAATTATCTGCATCTACCATCACACCTAATGGTCAATTCTTCAGAACAGACATTCAAGGTTTTCTTCCTGCAATGATGGAGAAGATGTATGAAGATCGAAAAGTCTACAAGAAGAAATCAATCGATGCAAAGAAAGCACTTGAGTTGGAATCAGATCCAACTAAACGATATGAAATTGAAAAGCGTGTTGCTCGGTATAATAACTTGCAACTTGCAAAAAAAGTTTGTTTGAACTCTGCTTATGGTGCTCTTGGTAATCAATTCTTCAGATTCTTTGATGTACGACAAGCAGCAGGTATTACATTATCTGGTCAGTTATCTATCCGTTGGATTGAAAACAAGTTAAATGACTACATGAATAAACTGTTAGGTACAAATGACGATTATGTCATTGCATCTGATACCGATTCGATCTACTTGAAACTTGGTCCACTCATTGATAAATTTGTAAAAAATAAAGATGCAAAACAAACAGTCGAAGTGATGGATAGAATTTGTGAAGAAAAGATTCAACCATTTATCGATAAGTCATATGAAGAACTAGCATCGTATGTTCATGCATCTTCTCAGAAGATGCAAATGAAACGTGAAGCACTTGCAGACAAAGGTATCTGGACTGCAAAGAAACGTTATATTCTCAATGTCTATAACAACGAAGGTGTGCAATATGCAACACCACAAAAGAAAGTCATGGGTCTTGAAATGGTGAAGTCATCAACACCCGCAGCAATTCGTGAGAAGATGGGTCAATCGATTGATATTATGATGAATGGAACTGAAGATGAATTACATGAATTCATCGATAAATTCCGTGATGAGTTTAGATCGTTACCACCTGAAGAAATTTCTTTCCCACGTGGAGTAAATGGCATAACGCAATATAGTGACAAGTCTGCATTATATAAGAAAGGCACACCAATGCATGTTAAGGGTGCAATACTATATAATCACTATCTGAAAGAAAAAGGATTAACAAAGAAGTATCCAGAAATTAATGAAGGTGAGAAAATCAAGTTCGCCTATCTAAAGCAGCCAAATCCATTTCAATCAGAAACCGTAATTGGTTTCCCTGTCAGACTTCCAAAAGAATTTGAATTGGAAGATTATATTGATTATGAAACACAATTTGAGAAAGCATTCATTGATCCAATTACTGTTGTTTTAAACTGTATGGGTTGGAGTGCAGAACGTAAGAATTCAATATTCGATTTATTCTAATGATATACTTAACATTCCTTTCGGCATTCTTGTTATCAAGCATTGCTGCATATTATTCTGTAATTGGATTAGCATCAATATTTGTTGGTGCTTTTTGGCCTGTTGTTGTCATGGGTTCTAGTTTAGAATTTGCTAAAGTTATTACGACCTCATGGTTATATCGAAACTGGAAAACTATACCAATTTTACTAAAAACATATTTGACGCTTGCCGTTGTAGTATTGATGTTTATCACCTCGATGGGTATTTTTGGTTACCTATCAAAATCTCATTTAGAGCAATCGACTATGATTGGTCCTATTGCAGATAAAGTAATGCTATATGATGAGAAGATTAGAACAGTGAAGGAGAATATAGATGCAAACAAGTTGGCACTTAAACAGCTTGATGCGGCTGTGGATCAAGTCATGGTACGAACAGAAGATGCGAAAGGAGCAGAGCGGTCGGTTCAAATCCGCAAAACCCAACAGAAAGAGCGCATACAACTTACTGATGAAATTGCGAGGCAACAAAAAGAAATTACCAAACTCACGGATGAAAAGGCGCCACTTGCGAATGAGCTCCGCAAGGCTGAATCGGATTTCGGCCCGATTAAATATGTTGCCGAATTAATCTATGGTAGTTCAGATAGAGATATTATTGATAAAGCAGTTCGTGTGGTAATTATTTTGATTATGCTTGTGTTTGATCCTCTTGCCGTGTTATTATTGATAGCAGGAAATATGTCATTGAAGGAACAAAAATCTGAGAAACCGTCATCTGTACCAAAGAAAACAGAAGTCAATTTAGATATACCGGTATTTGTTCCAAAAGAAAAAGCAAAAGAAACTGATGAAGTCTCAACAAAAATTGAAGTGGAAAAAGAAAATCTCATAATGATAGATGAAGCGTCAGGAGAAACAATTCCTCCTATAACTAAATCAAAGTATGATGATGATGCATTATCATTTCGTGAGAAACCTCATCTTGATGGTGGTAAATTTTAAAGGAAAACTATGAGCGTACTTGACAAAATCAAAAAGAACAGTAGCATCAAAGAGTCTGCTGTTCTATCAAAATCTAAATTCTTCTTAGAAAAAGATTTTATTCCTACTGCAATTCCAGCAATAAATATTGCATTGAGTGGAAGAATAGATGGTGGCCTAACGCCTGGTCTTACCATGTGGGCAGGTCCATCAAAACATTTTAAAACTGCCTTCAGTCTACTGATGGCAAAATCTTATTTGGACAAATACAAAGATGCTGCTCTATTATTTTACGATAGCGAGTTTGGGACTCCTCAATCTTATTTCGATTCATTCGGTATTGATACCGATCGTGTGCTCCATACCCCTCTTACTGATATCGAACAGTTGAAATTTGATATCATGCAACAAATCACCAGTTTAGATAGAGATGATAAAATTATAATTGTTATTGATTCTATTGGTAACTTAGCATCGAAGAAAGAAGTTGATGATGCACTTGAAGGTAAATCTGTTGCTGATATGAGCCGTGCAAAACAAGTAAAATCATTGTTCAGAATGGTCACACCTCATTTGACAATGAAAGATATTCCAATGATTGTTGTCAATCATACCTATAAAGAAATTGGTTTATATCCTAAAGATATCGTTGGTGGTGGTACAGGTTCGTACTATTCCGCAGATAACATTTTTATTCTTGGTCGTCAACAAGAAAAAGAAGGAACAGAAGTTGTTGGATATAATTTTATAATTAATGTAGAAAAAAGTCGATATGTTAAAGAGAAATCTAAAATCCCTATCACTGTATCTTTTGATGGTGGTATTAGTAAGTGGTCTGGTCTCCTTGATATTGCTCTTGAGTCCAAACATGTTGTTAAACCATCCAATGGTTGGTATTCACGGGTAGATGTTGAAACAGGTGAAATTGAAGATAAGAAATTTAGAATTAAAGATACCGACACAAAAGAATTCTGGTTACCTATCTTAGAAAAAAAATCATTCAAAGATTATGTTGAAAGTAGATATAGTATTGCAAATGGAAATATTATGCAAGAAGATATAGATGACGCATTTTCTGTAGAAACTATGAATGGAGCATAAAATGATCGAAGGTATTGATTATTGTTTTATTTACCCAAAAGGAAATGAAACCGATGTACATATCAAATTACTAAAAGGACAATATACCGACACCACTTTTAAATACGGTAAAGTAAAATTTAAAGAAGAAAGTGATGGTGTTCATTTACTTTTTGCTTACGATGTGTTAGAATCTACAGTTGATAAACCAAAAAAATTAGAGAAGGATAAGGCCTTCAAAAATTATCTTGGTGATTTTCTTGTAGAACTCATGTCGGGAAACTTAGAACAGGATATTATTGATGAATCTGGAAACGACGATACTGAAAAATTTGATTTACAATGAAGAATATTTAAGAAAAGTTTTACCATTTCTAAAGTCTGAATACTTCACTAATCGAATTGAGAAATTAATTTATAATGAGATTTCATCATTCGCAACAAATTACAATACTTCACCAACGACTGAATCACTCGGTATTGCCATCAGAGAAAAGAACAATATCTCGGCTGAAGAAGTTGAGAAGTGCGAAACTTATATCAAAGAAATTGAGGCATCTAAGGAAACGCAGACCAAGATGGAATGGCTTATTGATAAGTCAGAGTTGTTCTGCCAAGAGAAAGCAATTTACAATGCTGTATTGGGGTCTATTTCTATTCTCGATGGAAAAGACAAAACTCACGAGAAAGGTGCGATTCCCAAGATACTATCGGATGCCTTAGCAGTAAGTTTTGACAACTCAATTGGCCATGATTATCTAGATGACTCAGATAGTCGATTTGAATTCTATCATCGTGTTGAACAACGCATTCCTTTTGATCTAGACTATTTCAACAAGATAACTAAAGGTGGTCTACCTAAGAAAACACTAAACATTGCACTTGCGGGTACTGGTGTAGGTAAGTCCTTGTTTATGTGCCATGTTGCTGCTGGTTGTATGACACAAGGTAAAAATGTGTTATATATAACATTAGAGATGGCAGAAGAAAAGATTGCAGAACGTATTGATGCCAATCTATTGAATGTTACAGTTGATGAATTATCTGAGTTGCCAAAAGACTTATATGATAAAAAAGTAAATAAAGTAAAACAGATGACTACGGGTAAACTTATTATCAAAGAATACCCAACTGCATCTGCTTCTTCAATTCACTTCAGGACACTATTAAATGAATTACATCTCAAACGTAATTTCGTACCTGACATTATCTTTATTGACTATCTCAATATTTGTTGCTCAGCTCGTATTAAGGCTGGCGCAAATGTTAATTCCTATACCTACGTTAAAGCAATCGCTGAAGAACTCAGAGGATTGGCTGTGGAATTTGGTGTTCCTATTGTTTCTGCTACTCAAACCACAAGGAGCGGTTTCACAAGCAGCGACCCCGGCCTCGAGGACACAAGTGAATCGTTTGGACTCCCAGCAACTGCCGATCTCATGTTCGCTCTTATCTCATCTGAGGAACTCGAAGCACTTGGTCAAATAATGGTGAAACAATTAAAGAATCGATATTCTGACCCGACATTACATAAAAGATTTGTTCTAGGTATTGACAGATCAAAGATGAGACTGTATGATGTTGAACAACAAGCACAAAATGGTATTGTCGATTCAGGTAAACCACAAGTTGATAATAAATTCAAAAAGAAATCATTTGACGATATTAAAGTATGATTAATGAAGAAATAATTGAGTATTTTTCTAAGAATTGTGATGACAGAGGAATACCCGAAGTATCATTTGATGGTTGGCAAAATCTAATTACCACTTATCGAAAAGATGATATCAGAGAATCACTTGCTGAGTATGTTCATAGAAACAATATACCTTTCCCAATAAAGAGAATACACAAAGATAATTTTGGTAATCTTTTTATTCGTTTTTGTATGAAGTCGCATTTACCTTTATATAAAGAGTTTGATGACGTACAAGAAAGGTACGATTACAAATACAAGTATAGTGATAAACCTTTGGGTGTAATTGATAAGACACATGCATTCAATGATGTCAGTGATTATTTTCAACAAGAAAACAGAATGAAGTGTGGTAGTAATGCCTCATTGGCACCAATGGAAATTTGGAACGATAAAGGTAATCTTTCCAGAATGAATTGGATCTTCTGGCGTAATGGTGTTATGGAAGACTCTGGTGTAAATGAGAAAACGTTCCGTTCATCATTTCGACTAGGAACATACACAGCAACACAGTTTAAACCGTCTGTAGCAAAGGCAATCTATGAGAAACATGAAGCAGTCAATGTGCTAGACACCTCCTGCGGATGGGGTGACAGACTTGCCGGTTTCTATGCAACACCATCTACAAAACTATATGTTGGTTGTGATCCAAATCCTGAAGTGTTTGAGGTATATAAGAAACAATGTGTTGCCTATGAAGAATTGCTAGGTGCAACACCAGTCTTGACTGAATCGGAAGATTACTTTGAGTGCATTGGTACAAAGACAGTTAAGATATGGAGAAAACCATGTGAGGATGTGAATTGGGATTTATACATTGATACGTTTGATTTATACTTCACCTCACCACCATACTTTGATACCGAGACATATGGAACAACAACAAACAAGACTGAAGATCAATCTTGGTCGAGATACAATTCATTTGATGCATGGAAATATAATTTCTTTTTCAAAGTCACCAATTTGGTTTGGAAAACTATAAAGAGTGATGGTTATATGATGATAAATATCATAGAACCTAGAAGTCGCCGTGGTGTAAGACTTAAACTATGTGACGATATGGTAGAGACATTTCAGTCATTCGAAGGTTCAAATTACATAGGTAAAATTGGTATGCGAATGGTTGCACGACCAAATACCCAAGAACTTAATAGTGTTTTTATTGAACCTGTTTGGGTGTTCAGAAAAAATAACAGTAGTTACATAGACGACGATAAACTTACCATAGAGGACTTTTTATAATGGCAGCATTATCCGCCGCAGATTTCTTCAAACAACCAACAGCAAATAGACCTGACCGTAAAATGATTATATTGGAAAAATATAAAAACGGAGAGGCATTTGAGATGGCCATTGGTCCTTCTCCGGTAGTATTTAAATATGAAAAATCTGTTTATGATAAAATTGCTGCTTTGATTCCTGGTGATAACAAAGGATACAACTCGATTGTATTGAAAGATAAAAATAATAAACAATACTATTTAAAAAATATATCTAAGAGTAAAGATTTAGGTGGTGGAGGCGGTTCTGGTGCAGGAGCAGAAAACACAAAGATGAATGAATCCTCGGTTTGTTTATGGTGTGCAGTATATACAAAATATGGTGTTGCTGATAAAAATGCAGTGGTAAAATATTATAAAGATGTTAAAGACATCTATAATGTAGACGAATCAGATGAGAACATGATATCACAAACTGATGATGCTTGGTTAAAACATTATGAACGTACTGCTAAATTTTTAGTTGATGGTCTTTTTAATCAAGGTAATTACATATTTCATCGTGGATCTGACCTTGTTGATATGATCAATAAAAAATTTTCTGAACTCAACAAGAAAATGGAAGTACCATTTGCAAATATTAATAAATGGTCGCCAGCTGATATATGGGCAGTGAAAAAAGGATTCAAGTTAGATATTTCTGAGTGTCAAACATTAGACTGTTTGAATCGTGATTTATTAAATGCATTAAAAGATAGAAATTTAGTAGGAATATCTTTAAAGAAAACTTTAAATGGCATTCATCAAACAAATTATAATGTTGGTGAAAAAAGACCGCCCATGACTTGGAATGGGTTTAGAGTTAAGGCCGATAAAAAAGATTCTAACATATTATCATCTAAAGATGTATACATTTATGGTAAAGGCGAAGATGAAATTGCAATGCAGCTACGCTCATTTGCAGATTTATCTGGTTGGCAAGGTGAACTGATTGGTGCTGTCGCAAAATATGGAAAGATAGCATATGGTCCAATCAATTTAATATTAAAAGATTTAGGTTTAGATCAATTACCAAATCAACAACATATAATCAGTCTAGCAAGAGTTAAAGATAAAAAAATGATTGATGATTTATATAACACATTCTCAAAGTATGATAGTCCAGGAATGACAAAAGAAGCATTCAGATCGGCGGTACAATCTAAAGATACTTCATCAGATAAATTATATTCAAAATACTTAGGTGTAACATTGATAGATATATTAATGTCTACAACAGAAAAGAATAGAAATGCATTTGTGCAAGGTGCTTTAGGATATGCACTTTCAAACACTAAAAATAGTGCTCCATTTATTAAGGTATCATAAATGACACTAGATGATATTCCAAATTCAATTCATAGTGGGTCTGTTGGTATCTCCAATGCTTTTGATTTGGTAGATAAGTATTCAAAAAAACCTGGACTACCTGAACCAAAAGCAAACAAACTTAAATTGTTACTTATTCAAACCAAAGATATCTACAACACTATACCTAGTGGATTTTTGAATAGACTATCAATGACAGGCAAACTAAAAGACTATGTAAAAGATTGGGATAGTAAACATCTAAAAGATGCATGGGTTGATCCTGAAAATTATGCAATGCAGCTGCGTACTCATGTTGAATATAAGTTGAATATGGATATCATTGCTGCAAAACAATCAGATACTAAATTGAATCGTCAAAAAGAAAAGAAATGGGTACTGGAATATTTTTATGCAAACCACAATTCTTTTATTCAACTATATAACCTGTATAATAATTTTTTAAAAATTAAGGATGTGATAAATGGCAATTGATTATAATTTTGATAAAGTGTTTGCAGAGTATCAGGATTTATCTGATGACTTTGGATTTTCTGCCGTAAGTGAAGATGAGTACAACAAAGTTGTTAATGAATCCGAACAGACTGTTGAAACATATAAAGATAAACTAAAAGAAGTAGAAAAGTTAGTTATTCCATTTCTACAGAAATTGTACCAAACTGCTGACAAAGAATACATTTACTGGCCAAATCGCAAACCTACCATAGAAAAACAAATAGAGAAAATCCTAAAACTAACTCGTTCCTAATATTATGACTCCTTTGATTACAGTAATAACACCTACGACAGGTGCACCCACCTTTAAGCAAACACTTGATTCTGTCAAATCACAAACATATAAAAACATACAACACCTAGTTGTTATTGATGGTGATTATCCTAAAGCAAAATTAACATTACAAGAATATCAAAATGTAGATGTTATTAAACTACCATACCCAACAGGTAAAGATCAATACAATGGCCATCGAATTTATGGTGCAATGACTTATATTGCCAAAGGTGATTTCATATGCTTTTTAGATGAAGATAATTGGTATGAAGAAAATCATATTGAATCATTAGTTGATGTTATATCAAAAGGAAATACTTGGGCATACTCACTACGCAAAATAGTCAGTCAAGAAGGCGAATACATATGTAACGATGATTGTGAATCGTTAGGTAAGTGGACTTCGGTAATCAACGATATGTTTGTTGATGTGAACTGTTTTATGATACCAAAACTATCAGCATTGCAGTTTTCACCATACTGGTATCGTAGAGCAAGGCATCCACAAGAACAACCAGAAGTAGATAGAATCTTGTCACCATTTATGATGCAAACTCAAGATAAATTTGACACGAACGGTCAATATAGTGTAAACTACAGAGTAGCAAGTAGAGCAGATTCGGTACAGGCAGAATTCTTTATAAGAGGCAATGAGCAAATGATGAAGAAATATAATGGAGAATTACCATGGCAAAAAAAGATTTAATTATTGGTGCATTTAAAAACTACTCATACAACACAATTAAACCTTGGGTAGAATCAATACGTGAATGTGGATTTGAAGGTGACAAAGTAATCGTATCTATTGGTTCTAGTGAATCAACAAATCAAAAACTAGCAGACGAAGGATTTCATGTATTATCTGGTGAATCACAATCAGGTTCAATGTTTCATATGGAACGATTCATTCACATCTATCAATTTCTAAAACAAAACGCACTAAATTATAGATATGTAATCACAACCGATGTTCGTGATGTTATCTTTCAAACGAATCCAATTCCTTATGTAGAGACCATTCTTGATCAAAATCCTCTCACAAAATTGATTGCTGTATCTGAAGGCATCAAGATCAAAGATGAATCATGGAACAGAGAAAACATAATCAAGTCTTTTGGTCCTTATTTCTATGATGATATAAAAGAATCAGAAGTTTTAAATGTAGGTACACTAGTAGGAACAGCAAATCACATTAGAGACTTGTGTGGTATTATTTTTCAGTTGTCGATGAATCGTGCCGATTGGGTTGCAGATCAGGCAGCATATAATATTCTGATGAATTGGATTCCATACAACATGATTACTCATATTTCAAAATTGAGTGAAGGTTTTGCATGTAATCTACATGTGACAAATAAACCAGATCAACTACAAGAATTTGGTCCGTATCTGTTAGAAGAACGTCCTATCTTTGAAGATGGTCTAGTTAAAGATGGAAAGAACAAACAACCATTTGCTATTGTTCATCAATACGATAGAGTTCCAGAAATGTTGGATTTCTACAAGAAGAAATACCAACAAGATGAGTATATCACCATCAATACCTGATAGTGTTATAAATACATAAACCAAAGAAGTATAAAAAACTAAATATGCGAGGTGTGAATTGAGTGATATTACCATTGTTACAGCATTCTTTGATATAGGTCGAGGTGATTGGACTCCAGACAAAGGTCTACCTCATTATCTCGAACGTTCCGTCGATACATATATTGACCGATTCTCTCATCTAGCACAACTTGATAATGAGATGGTTATCTTCACAACAGAAGATTTGATTCCAAAAATAAAACAGCACCGAGACAAACAAAAACAAAAAACAAGTTATGTTACCTATGATCCTAGAGTTCGTATGGTCGATGTTCGTGATAAAATTATCAAAGTTCAAAGTGATCCAGAATTTCAAAAGAAGGTACTAATAAGTCAAAGTAAAAATCCAGAGTATTGGAATCCAGACTACGTTCTAGTTACAAACCTGAAAGCATATTTTGTAAATGCATCAATCAAAAATGGAACAGGTTTAGTGTCCAATGATATGGTTGCATGGGTTGACTTTGGTTATTGTAGAGACTCTAGCAAAATACCATCAAGTAAAAAATGGGAATATGATTTTGATCCAAACAAAATTCATATGTTCAATTATAAACCATATGATGGTAAACCTATTGAAGATGTTGTTGCAGAAAATGATGTCTATATTCTTGGTGCGAAAGTTGTAGCACATAAAGATAAGTGGGCAGATATGGAACGATTGATGTGGACAAGTTTCAATGAGTTTCAAAAGAAAAACATTGTTGATGATGATCAGGGTCTATGGTTGAACTCATACATACTTGAACCAGATTTGTTTGAATTACATATGATTCCCGATCATCAAAAAGGTCACGACCCATTTGTTTTATTTAACAAATTCAACTCAACAGTACCACCCGAAGATGATTTAATTAGAATTAGCACACTATGAATAAATTAGTTATATTTGACCTTGATGGTGTATTGATTGATTCCCGTGAACTGCATTATGATGCACTCAACGATGCATTACGCAAAGTGGATGAAAAATACGTTATTTCCCGTGAAGAACATCTTTCCGTATTTGATGGTTTAAACACAACCAAGAAATTAGAATTGCTCAGTGAACGTAAAGGTTTACCTAGAGAATACTATAATCAAATATGGCAAGACAAACAGAAAGCAACGTTTCATTTGATTCCTGATGCACCAAAGAACGTATCTGCACAGTATATAATGCAGCAACTAAAAATGCGTGGATGGAAAGTTGCAGTTGCATCAAATAGTATTCGTGAAACAGTTAGAATTTCTTTACACTCAATGGGTGTTTTAAATTTGGTAGACTACATTGTCAGTAATGAAGATGTATTTTTTCCAAAACCATTTCCTGAGATGTATTGGAAATGTATGACTGCAATGAAAGCATTGCCTAAAGACACCATTATAATTGAAGATAGTCATATCGGTCGTGAAGGTGCAACAAACTCTGGTGCTCATTTATATCCAGTCAAAGATGCATATGAATTAAATGGTAATAAATTTCTTGATATGATTGATGAGTTTACGAAAGAAGAAACAAAGAAAAACATACCATGGAGAAATAAAAAAATGAATGTTGTTATTCCAATGGCTGGTGCTGGTAGTAGATTTGCTGCCGCAGGTTATACTTTCCCAAAACCTTTGATTGAAGTCAATGGTAAACCAATGATTCAAGTTGTTGTTGAGAATTTGAATGTTGATGCACATTTCATCTACCTTGTGCAAAAAGAACACTATGAGAAATACAATCTCAAGCAACTATTGAACTTAATTACTCCTGGTTGTGACATTGTACAGATTGATGGATTGACTGAAGGTGCAGCATGTACAACACTACTCGCAAAAGAGTTGATTAATAACGATGAACCATTGTTAATGGCAAACTCAGACCAGTTTGTTGAGTGGAATTCAAATGAATGTCTCTATGCATTTACTGCCGATAGTGTAGATGGTGGTATCGTAACGTTTGAGGCAACTCATCCTAAGTGGTCTTTTGCAAAACTAGGAGATGATGGTTTTGTATCTGAAGTTGCAGAAAAGAATCCAATTTCAAATATTGCTACCGTAGGTATCTATTATTGGAAACATGGTTCTGATTATGTAAAGTATGCTGAACAAATGATTGACAAAAACATTCGTACTAATAATGAATTCTATGTATGCCCAGTATTCAATGAAGCAATTGCAGACGGTAAGAAAATCCGTGCAAAGAATATTGCTAAGATGTGGGGCATAGGCACACCAGAAGATTTGAATTACTTCTTGGAGCACTATAAATGAACAAAGACTATTCTGATTATAATGTGCAAAAAGATATATTATTAGAATATTTGCAAGTAGTAATTATAAATCAAGATTGGCATACCCTAAAAAAATTATCTACTATTATAATAGATTTAGAAAAAAGTATCAATAATCAGGCTTGTTTTCTTGTACCAGTGCATCGAGATAAATTTGGGTATGCCACAGGATTAGTAGACAGTTATAATAAATTGTATGATCAAGATAATATCTATTTAATATTTGGTGATCAATTAGAAGAAACAGATTTCAAAAATTCCAATCCTACATTGAAATATAGAAGTCTGGTATATTCAGGTAAAGAAACTTCTGGTATTATAACAAGAAAAAAATTTGAAGGATTGATTCAAATATATGAAAGCACTGATTATATCAATGTTGCTGTTATAGACTGCGATAGTATTTTTACAAAAAAATTAAATTATGTTGAACTATTCGATTCATATTTGAAAAAAAATATATTGTATGGAAACATAACAAATACCTCTCAAAATATTGTTCAATCACCATATAAGTTTTTTGCGGGTGAAGATTACCACAAAATAAAAGATATTACAAGAGACGGTAAAATTTATTATTTTTTTACTGATATACCTGTTTATCATAAAAAACATTTTAATAATTTTATTAAACATATAAAATTTGACGAAGATGACACGGATAAATTTGCTTGGGCAGATTTTGATTGGATAATTTATACTTATTATTTGCTTATTAATGATATTATGAAATTAAAAGTTGTTCGTGATCTCAATGGTGAAGAGCTCGTATGTGATACGGCATGGGGTGAACATTGTAATACTATTGATAAGGATACTTGGATTAATTTATTAAAACAAACTAATCCAATGTGGCTTACAAAATTAATAGAAGAAGAACATATGGAAAATGTGTTTATTAAACTCCATATGGATAGACCCAATATGAATTAATTAGGATGATATAGAATGAAAACACTTATAGAAGTTGGCGCCAATACTGGTAGTGATACTCAAAAATTTATTAATGAAGAATATCAAGTTTATGCGTTTGAGCCTGTTCCTGATTTAATTAAAACTTTAACTTCTAAATTTAAAGATAGAGAAAATTTTAATTTGATTCCCATGGCAGTTGATTTGACAAACGGATTCAAATGGTTTAATATTGCAAATGATGTTGGGTGTTCATCATTATATAATTTTACAGAAGATATCTATAAATTATGGCAAGGTAGAAATGGTCATTTTGAATATAATGACAAATTCAAAGCCATGACAATACGATTAGATACATTCATGGATTTGTATAATATTGACTCGGTTGATTATCTATGGATTGATGCACAAGGTAATGACTTCAATGTATTAAAAAGTTTAGGTGATAAACTGAGTCATATCAAAGAAGGAAAGTGTGAAGGTTCATATTCAGTAGACTTATACCAAAATACAAATAACAATGTTGTTGATATTGCCAATTGGTTACAGGTACGTGGTTTTTCTTGTGACATTAAACCAGATGCAGTTGGTAAAGAAGCAGATGTACATTTCAAAAGGATTTGATTATGAGAGTTGCAGTAGTATTGACAGGGCATATGAGATGTTGGGATCAAGTTGCGCCAAACTTCCAAGAAAGAATATTAAAAAGATTTAATCCTGATGTATTCATTCATACATGGAAAGATCAAGCATATTGGGATCCTCATAGCAAAGCAGGATTCGTAGAAGGTACACCAGAAATTGATGCTCAAAGTGTTGCCAATGCATTCAATGCTAGAGTCATGAGTGTTGAGAACTTTGAAGATTTTAAAGATAATTTTCAAGAAAGAGCATCCGAGTATCCTAACTTCTATCATGTACCAAAAAATATCATATCCATGCTTTATAAGATGGGTCAAGGTATTTTGATGCTAGAAGATTATATGCTAAAGACTGGCAATACCTATGACCTAGTAATGCGATTGCGACCAGACATGATCTACAATCAAGAACTACCAGATTTTGATCCAACTAAATTCTATACGTTAAGTCATAGAAACCATACTGGTACTGGTACTGGAGACATGATGCAAATTGGCAATCCTTATTTTGTCACAAATTTCTGTAAGTTATTAAATTATTTACCATTTATTTACAAAGAGACTGACTTATTATGTCCTCATGTAATATCAGAACATTTCATTAGAAAACTAGGATTACCTTGGCAGGAGTTTCAGATAAGTAAAACAATTATGCATACTCCAAAAGGAGAATATAAACCAAAAGAGACATACCAATGATCTACATTGCCCACCGAGGTCTAATTGATGGACCTGATGAAGATTTAGAGAATACACCAGAGAACATTATGGAAACTCTAAACAAAGGATTCCATGCAGAAATTGATGTTAGATATATCAATGGGTCTTGGTATTTGGGTCATGATGATGCCCAATACAAGGTAACTGACAAATTCTTGTCTCACCCTAATCTTTGGATTCATTGTAAGAATTTAGACGCATTATTACACATTCCAACTATTAGTCCTTTGGTCAAATATTTCTGGCATCAAGAGGACGATTTCACTTTAACTTCAAATGGTTACATCTGGACCTATCCTGGAAAAGAACTAACCAATAGAAGCATTTGTGTTTTACCGGAAAGACAATTTCCTGGATTGTCTGACTTTCAAGCAGATTGCTATGGAGTTTGCAGCAAATATGTAAACTTGATGAAATAAAAATACTAAATAGTGATATCGACAACCGCAGAGTGTTGTTTTCCATATGTTGTTTTCCATAATAAAATCAATATGCTATCATTTAGAACGTTTTTAAGAGAACAGGAAGAAGAGCCTCGTCAAATTAAACATCTGACGCATGTAGAGGATCGTCCTTTGCAAAATGGCGCAAAAGGTGCAGAACATGCCATTTCTTCTTTGAGTGCAGCAGCACATCATATTAAGCAAGGAAAACAAAGTTCGGAGTTGACCACAAAGTATGATGGTTCTCCTGCTCTAGTCTATGGTCATCATCCAACGACTAAGAAATTTTTTGTTGCATCAAAGTCTGCATTCAATAAAACACCAAAGATTAACTATAGCAATTCTGATATTGAGAAGAATCATGGTCATGCTCCAGGATTGGCAAGTAAATTAAAAGACGCACTAAAACATTTACCTAAGATTGCACCTAAAAAAGGTGTCTATCAAGGCGATATGATGTTCTCGCATGATGATGTTAAGCACGATAAACACGGATCACACTTTCATCCCAATCCTTCTGGATTGACATATACAGCAACAGGTGAGAATGCCAAAAAAGTAAAAAAAGCAAAAATTGGTCTAGTAACTCATCTTCAATATCACGGTAAAGATCCTGCAAGTTTATCTGCCCATCATGAAGTAGATAGTGAAAACTTTAAACATCATCCAGATGTATTTACTGTCGATCCTAGACATGATACGTCAAAAGTTCATTTCTCTAAGGCTGCACAGTCACAATTTAATAAACATATTGCTGCTGCTAAGAAAATACATGACGAACATGGTGATGATATGTACCCTGCTACGAAAATGCATCATGGTGCGGGTGGACATTTAGAGACATATATAAATCATACTGTTAGAACTGGTGAGAAACCAAACCATGAAAATTTTAAGAAATTCATGGAAAAACAATACCAGAAAAAAATAGACAGCGTAAAGACTGACAAGAAAAAAGAAGAATATAAGACTGACTCGATTAAACATTTATTTCATATTGAGAAAAATAAATCTCATTATAATAATTTGTTCAAGATGCATGGTCATTTACAAGCAGCAAAGCATACATTGATTAATACACTAAACCATCATCAAGATTTTGAACATACACATCATGGCGAAGCAGCGAACCCAGAAGGTTACGTTTTTCATCATAATGGAGAATCAGATAAGTTAGTTAATAGATCCGAATTTAGCAGAAGAAACTTTGCAGGAATGCGTAACTTTTAAATGAAAAAATTTCTAGAAAAAATAGAAGAACAAACCAAAACACACAATCCTGTGGTGATGGCGTTTGGTCGCATGAATCCTCCAACTGTTGGACATGAGAAGTTAGTAAACAAGGTTAAAGAGATTGCTGCGGATTATCATGCACCACATCATGTGATTCTTTCACATTCGGTAAATGCCAAAAAAGATCCATTGGATACTAAGACTAAAGTTAAACACGCAAAGCGTTTCTTTCCAAATACGAACATAGAATCATCATCTAAAGAACATCCAACATTCTTACATCATGCTGCAAAATTGCATCAAGCAGGACACGACCATCTAATTATGGTTGCTGGTTCGGATCGTGTTGATGAGTATAAGAAAAAACTACATCAATATAATGGTACAGGTGAAGGTAAACTATACAACTTTAAAAAGATCGAAGTTAAATCAGCAGGACAACGTGATCCTGATTCTGAAGGCGTAGAAGGCATGTCTGCATCTAAGATGCGTGAACATGCAAAGAACAATGATCTGCATTCATTCAAACAAGGTGTGCCGCATCATGTACCAGAAAAGCATGTAAAAGAATTGATGAAAGATGTTCGTAAAGGCATGGGTATTCATGAGAATTACCAGCATGGAATGTATAAAGCATTATTCATTACTGGTGGTCCAGGTAGTGGTAAAGACACCGTAATTCGTGAAGCAGTTGCCGAAAAGGTAGTTGAAATCAATACCATTCAAGCATATGAATTTTTAATGGATAAACAAAAACTTGCAGAACAAACTAAAGATGAAAGACGCAATGCGATTAAAAAACGTTTGCCATTAATCATCAATGGTTCTGCAAATGATATCGAACGAATCGTTACAATCAAAGAAGAATTAGAAGATTTTGGTTATGAGACCATGATGATTTTTGTTGATACTTCAGACAAAATAAGTGCTGATAGAAATCAAAAATTAAAGAGAATGATGGTCGAAGATGTTCGTCATGAAAAATGGTTAAATGCACAAAAGAATGCTCAACAATTTGAAAAATTATTTAATGAATTTGTTGTGTTCGATAATACAATAAATCTTGATTCAGCAGATATATTCAATGTTGCAAATAATGAAAATGATATCACTGATTTACTAGAAAATACTAAATATTTTTTTAGTAAAAAATCTGATTTACTTGAAAATGATATTGATAAGAAATTTCAAAATATTTTTGAATTTTCAACTTCAGAAAATCAAAGACAGACTTTGAGAAACCTTATCAGAAATCGTCAAGAAATGAAGCGCCGTGATGCAGAAAAGCATGACCTATCTGTTGATAAACTAAGACAAGCACTCAGAGGAGAAGAAAAAGATGTTGAGCAAACTACTAAACCTATTCAGAAGCAAGCCGGAGCAGCCAAAGACATTACCTATCGAACCGACACTGGAAAGTGTAAACACGGAAAATTCCTCGTCGATAACAACTGCCCAACCTGTCAACTCGCAAGGATCTCGGCGCAAAAAGATGAAGTCCGATACGGAGACGTCCCAAGTAACTCAGGCTATACCTTCAGAACCTACCACGAAGAAGCCAAGAGCAAAGAGCCAACCCTCAAAACGTTCCCCGAGCCAAAAGAGCCAAACTTCCAGCAAGACAAAGAAAAAGTAAAGAAAAGAAAAGCAGGAAGTCAGGATGTCAATAAGGTTATGAAGGTACCAGGTCTTGGTCCAGAGTTCAGCACCAGAGGTTCCGGTACTGTTTATCCAATGAGTGGTTTAGGTAATGTGACTTATGGTGAAGAAACAAAAGTTAAAACTTTTAGTCAGTTTAGAAAACAAAAAACAGAAGCAATTGATGATCCTGGTGTGAATGATATGGGTGTGAGTGGTGGTGAGTATGGTGCCACAAACAAAGAACCTATGCAGTCATATAAAGATGATGACCGAAAAATTAGTTTAGAGACAAAGAAGAAAAAGAAATGAAAAGTTTTAAACAATTTGTAAATGAAAGATGTTGGTCTGGATATAAATCTGTTCCTGGTAAGACGCCTTACTCTAAAGGAAGTTGTAAAAAAGAGGACACAGATATAACAGAAGATTTAAGACAATGGTTTAAACAAAAGTGGGTTCGTGTAGATACTAAAGGTAATATTAAAGGTCATTGCGCTCGTGACCCAGGTGAAGGTAAACCAAAATGCCTACCACAATCTAAGGCACATAGTTTAGGTAAAGAAGGTCGAGCATCTGCGGCTAAACGTAAACGCAGAGAAGATCCAAATCCAGAACGTAGAGGAAAACCAATTAACGTTAGGACAAAGTAAATGAAAACTTTTAAACAATTCATAAACGAACATCTCGAAGAAGAATATTTGGAAGAGAAGAATAAACCAACAAGTCCTGAAAAGTGGGCAACAGCAAAGGCTGCAGCCAAATCAAAATTTGCGGTTTATCCTTCTGCATATGCTAATGCTTGGGCTTCAAAGAAATATAAGGCCATGGGTGGTGGATGGAAATCAGTTAGTGAAGAAAATGAGACAGAAGAAGTTGAACTTGATGAAGTTGCTGCATGGCAACGCAAAGAAGGTAAATCAGAATCTGGTGGTCTGAATCGCAAAGGTATAGAATCATATCGTAGAGCGAATCCAGGTTCTAAATTATCTATGGCAGTAACAACAAAACCAAGTAAATTAAAACCAGGTTCTAAAGCAGCAAATAGAAGAAAGAGTTTTTGTGCTAGAATGTCAGGAATGAAAAAAAGATTAACTTCTGCTAAGACTGCACACGACCCAAATTCAAGAATCAATAAATCCTTAAGAAAATGGAATTGCTAAAACGGAGAAAAAAATGAACAATTTTAATAAAAAAGATTCAGTAGCAGAAGAAGTCGAAAAAATTCTTGCACAAGAAGCTGAACTGTCACACAAACAAAAAAAGATTGCTGCATTAGCAGGTGATAAGAAAGTTATTGATGCTTTAGACTTGGCAGCATTACGTGCTGGTAAGAAACCTGTAGATGTTGAAGAAGGTTTCGGTGATATGGATAAGTACCTGAAAGACAAAGAGAAAGAAAAAGGTACTGGTAAGTATGATAAGAAAAAGATTTCTACTGGTACAGTATATCAGAAGAAACACAATGCACCAAAAGAAGATGAAAAAGATGATATGAAAGAAGATGTTGAGCAAATTGATGAACTGAAAAAGTCTACAGTGGCTTCTTATATTCAGAAGAAGTTTGGTAAGATGAGTGATGAACCTGTTTCAAAAAATCAATATGGATATGCCAAAAAAGATGCAAAAGGTATTCAACGTGCTGGTTTGCGTATGAGTGGTATTAAAGCAACACAAAAAGAAGAAGTTGAATTGGATGAAGCAGTATCACGCAAACACTTCCAACAAGTTGCTGATTTGATTAAGACACACGACAGTCAAGAAAAACGTAAAGAGTTGGCACAACATCATGCAAGTATTTTCAAGACACAGAACCCACGTTTTGATCATGCTAAGTTTATGAAGGCTGCTGGTGTAAATGAAGGCACATGGGCAGAAGAAGCAGATTGCGTAACTCCACCACAAGCAAAAAAGATTGCTAAAAAAGAAGTTAAGGGTCATGAAAAATCTATGCATCATCAAGAAGAAATTGATACTGATGTTCGCACTAAAGATATGTTGAAAGGACGTAAACCAACAAAACAGACTGATGATGTTGGTCCTGGTTCAGATGGTAAGAGCACCAAAGTAAGATATCATGGTGGTCCGCATCCAAGTAATGAAGAAGTTGAACAGATGGATGACTTTCAAGCAGAAGAATTAATTGAGAATTTTGAAATGATTAATGAAGTTTCACTTGGTGCGAAAATTAAAGCTTATGCTCATCACTCAGCAAGTTCATGGGAAGCAGGCGATTATGGCCACGATGAAGATATGGAAAAACACCAAAAACGTGCTGATAAAATTCATGCACATATTTTAAAACACCATGGTACTGATGCTGCTCATCATGCAGAAAAAGCAGCAGATTCAGCAATATTTGGAACAGAACGTAGTCAGTCTCGTGGTAAAGATACACTATCAGGTGGTTTACGAAATATACTATCTAAGAATGTAACTAAAGCAGGAAAAATTCCTAAGACAACGCAAGGTGGAATGAAAAATGTTGCTAAAGGTTCTTATGGTAATAGAGTTTCTGGTCCTAAAGGTAATTTACCAGAAGAAGTTGAATTGGATGAACGTTCATTGACACCAACAGAAAAGAAAGAAAAAGAACACATGGTAATGTCAATGAAACCAAAACTCAAAGACTTCAAAAAACGTTATGGTGAAAGAGCAAAAGAAGTTATGTATGCTACTGCAACGAAAAGAGCAAAAGGCGAATAATGAATATCCATAACAACATAAGATTGATTTTGGAAGGTAAAGATACAACAGATTCAATCTCCCTTGACATTCCTCTCCTGATTCGTGTTTTAGAATTGGCACGTGAGGATGTAAAGGATGATATGGAGTTGCATCGTATTACTGAAAGACTTCTAAAGATTCGACACCAAGGTGTGTTGACAATGGATGATTATAATTTTATTGCCAACATGAAAGAAGAATTTGCACACGAATTGCAAGAATTCAAAAAGCAACCTGATGTTGCTGAAGATAAGACTTCACCAGTTAAAGGTTCATCAAAATCAAAAGGACATAAGGAATCGCAAGACTCCTTAAATCCTTATGACCAGTATTCAGCAATGGCACCCGCAAGAACAGAAGAAGTAAAAGAAGAAAAAGATGATGATGTAGGTGAAATGATTAAAGACAAACTGAGAATCATTATTCATAATGCTGAAAAAATGCATGATGAATTGAAAGATACTGATGATTTGCCAGAATGGGTAAAATCTAAAATCACACTAGCACAAGACTATGTTTCTACTGCATATGATTACACATGTGGCACTCATGAACTTGGTGAGGCTGCTAATGCAGCACAACAAGCAGCAATTGCAATCAATATGAAAAAGAAAGGCATTAAGCCTAAGAATGAAGAAGTTCATGAAGATGATGATGCGCCATTCGAAAAACCTTATCGTAAAACTTCAGGAACAACAACCGATAAATCTGGTGCTAAACACACTCCGATGTCCAAAGCAAGACATTTGGCACAACAAATGATGAAGAAAAATGCAGAGAAATCTGTTAAAGAAGAAGCTGAGCAGATTGATGAATTATCACCTGCAACTAAAGCGTCATATGTAACTAAAGCAAAAGACCAAATAAAACAGTCTAGGCCTTTTACTAAAAAGAGTGATGAGTATAGAGATATTGCAAAGAACTTTATTGCTAAACGTGAAAAAGGTATTGCTAAGGCAAATGAAGAAGTCCACGAACTTGATGAAGCAGGACACTTAGACAGATATATTAAATCTTTAGGTTGGGATCCAGACCTTCTTGATATGAGCAGAAAACAAAAATATGCTCAATCTGCTCAATATGCATCATGGAGACAAAGACAAGCATCAGTAAGAACTGAATCTATGACTGCACATGATAAATTCAAAGCAGGCGTGAAGAAAGCAGGATATGACATGGATGCTGGTGCAAAACGTTTAGAAGATTTACTTGCAAAGCAGAAGAAAGAACGTGAGGAACGTGAGAAGGCAGAAAAACCAGAAATGAAACAAGAAACAATGATGGGTAAACTTGCCAATTCATATGAACCTGAAGGCGATTCTCTTGTTGAAAGTAAACATCCTTCTAAAGCAGCAATGATGGTAAAAGGTATCTTTAATCTGCATAAGAAAAGAAAAATGAATGAAGAAACCTATGACCATGAAAAGGATGATAAGCAAGAAAAAAGTTTAGGCAAAAAACCTAAGTTAGAAGTAAGTGATGAGAAAGATGAATTTGGTAAAGAGAAAGCATCTGCCCGTGCAGTTTTGTCTGGTGGTAAAACAGAAACTGGTACACCCCGTGATACGATTGAAATTGATCCTATGATGAGAAATCGTCCGGGTCAAGGAAATATTGGCAAAAAAGTAGGAAAACTTGGAATCAAAGGCCAAGAACAATAAAGAATAAATAATAAACAAACCTAGGATTTTTAAGGAGAAAAACATGTCCTCATGGGGAAATAACGATAACGCAGCAAACTCACCTTACTGGGCTGTAACAACAGTCAACAAGATGAACCGGGCTGCTGCTGCACCCACAGCCGCAAATGTTGCGTTTCTGTATGGTAATACAACACCAGACGTTTATGTTACAGATCAAACTGTCGGTCTGTTCATGGTAGACGCCAATGAAATTCATTCGGGTGGTGGTAAAATAACTGATGTATCCATTTCTTATGGTGGAACACAGTATATGGAAACACCAAGTGTTTCTTTCAGTGGTGGTGGTGGATCAAGTGCTGCTGCAACTGCAACTATCTCTGGTGGTGCAGTTACTAACATTCAAGTAACGAATACTGGTTCATCATACGAAACAGTTCCTACCGTTGCAATTCAAGGTCCATACGTTACAATGAATCTTGCAAGTGCATCAGTCGTAAGTGTATCAACAAACAAGTTCACCTATGCAAATCACAGATGGAACACCGGTGATGAATTGTTCTATACAGATAACAGTTCTGGTCGTGTTCGTGGTGATGTAGTTACTGTCAATGGTTCTAGTGCTGCTGTGGTAAACACAACAACAAATATTATCACTGCAACTGGTCACCCATTCTTAACTGGTGATGAAGTACTTTACGAAAAGTCTGGTTCCAATCCAATTGGTGGATTGACAACTGGTACTACGTATGGTGTTCATAAAATCAATGATAACTCATTTGCTTTGTATGATACACAAGCTCATGCCATTACACATGATGGTACAGGTCTTAAAGATTTAACATCAGTTGGTAATGGCACTACAGATTTATTCACCTACATATTCAATGGACAACAATACTACTACGTCATCAAGACTGGTGCGAATGATTTCCAGTTAGCAAGAACCGCTGCATTGGCTACTGCTGCAACACCAATCGATATTTCTGCAATCTTTATGCCTAATAACGGTTCAAATTTCACTTTAACTAGTGGTAATGCAACTGCTATTGCAGACAAAGGTCTAGGTGAAGATGGTAGTGCAAATAGTTCATATACTCATACTTCACATGTAGGATGGAATATCAAGAGAGTCGGTGAAGGTGGTCGTGCTGGCCGTGTACAGTGGGAAACACTTGTTGCACTAGCAAATCCAATCGGTGATGGTTCGGACGATATCACTCTACCTGACGCTTAATAATATGGTGGGTGGCTTCGGCCACCCCATTTAATATGATCGATGACTTGACTGAAGATAATTTTATAATGTATGCAATGAAGGCATATGAATCTCCACATTGCATTATGAGTGAGTTTGAAGGTGATTTAAAAAGAACAAAGTATTTAAAAAGATTGTTTCGTAGATATAAAATAACAAAGACGTTAAAAGAACGATTAATCATCAATCATCTGATTTGTTTATATAATGTATTTGGCGCAGAAGCCGCAACCAAAATCTTGTTTTTTAGAATCGATGAACGTGATTATGATATTCTAAAAACATTTCTGATTTATCTAAATTTTATGCCAGAAGTAATAGGTAAGATTAACGGGAAAATTATCTATTCTTCTGACATAAAAGTGGATTTATCAATAGCAGAGATATTAAGAAAAATATGATAAGGTAACAAAATGACATCTATTCAAAAATTAATATGGTTACAAAGAGCAGGTATAATATCTGAAAACTTTGATTTGGTTGAAGAAAAGAAATTATCAGATGAAGAAATAGATAAGATAGTAAAACGCCTAAGACATGAGGATGATAAAGAAGAAAAAAATGAACTAAAACATTTAATTGGCGAAGAAGATGAAGAAGATAGTTTTGATGAACTGTGGGAAGATACAGCAGCACCAGTAGAAGGAAAGGTATCCTCCGACACTAAAGGTAAATTACACGAACTATTAGTTGGATATCATTTACTTGGTCGCAAGCATATGGAAAAACATCCAGATAAAAATGGAGATAGTCCAGAAGAAGCACATTCTAAATTGAAAAAGAAGGTTCATCCTGAAGATTATAAGAAAATAAATGCGAGAGCAAAGTCAGCAGCAAATGATATTAAAAAGAAGGTTGAGGTAAATGGTCACAAAATACATAATGTACATTGGACCTCACAGCCAAATGACTTATTGAGAACGACTGGAATAAAAGCAACACAAAAAGAAGATTCGTCTGATATAGTTGTTACGACACGAAAAGCAAAATAGGAACAATAAAATGGAAGAAATACATCACGGTATCAGTCTAAAAGTTACAGACTCAACTTCAAAACACGTGCCGACTTCTAATCCTGGTATTAACTATGCTGGACCCAAAGCAAAAAAAATACACGATGCACATAGAAAAGATATAATTAAAAAATATCCAAAACTGGTTACTCAGGCCTCGAATGCTGGTGAAAGAAAAGCAATGATGAACTCTAGTCCTAGAATGAAAGCTTATGTTAAAGCAAAGAATACTGAGACATTACATAAAATAGCAAAAGGTTTGCACGACCACTTGTCTAAAGCACCTAAGCATGAGTTGGTTGCACATATCAGACATGTCATCCATGCACAACAGACGCCTATGCAAAAACAAGGGCATAACCATTTAAGACATGTTACTCATTCGGGTGGTAAAAATGGTGATTATGCTCACCATTCAATTGATCCAAGCAAACACCACGAACATATACTTAATAATCCGGACCATATTGAAGTGCATCATAAAGGAACATCTATTCATTTCAAGCATAATGGTAAAACTTTTGCAAGACATTCAATTAAATTTAGTTCACAGTCCGATCCATTAAGTTCAGTAAAAGGTTCTGGCGAAACTTCAGGAGATTGAATATGAAAACTTTCAAACAATTTAGAGAAGATGGCATGGGTGGCGGCGCACTAGGTAGTAGCGGACCAACAAATGTTGTTGGTAGTGGTGCAATCGCAGGTACTGGTGGTAAAGGTGGTGAACCTGGTGTTGATTTAAGAAAGAAAAGAAAAGCACATAACCCAGTAATGCTTCCTATTGGAAAAAGAAAAGCACCTACAATCTAGGAAAAACATATGTGGATATTAAATTGGTTACCTAGTTGGATTTTTGATGCAATGGTTATTGGTGGACTGATAGGTGTCTTAGTTACACAATTTCTTTCCTACATACCTTTAATTGGTAACTACTTACTCCCAATCAGAATCATCGCAATTGCCATTTTAGTGACAGGTGTTTGGTTTGAAGGTGCAAATCACAATAACGAAGTTTGGCTTGCCCGTGTTAAAGAATTAGAAGAAAAACTAAAAATAACAGAAGAAAAATCTAAAGAAGTAAATACAATAATACAAGAAAAAATTGTATACAAAACAAAGATAGTAAAACAGATACAAGTTAAAGTGGAAGAAAGAATCAAAGAAGTCGAAAAACAAATTGATTCAAAGTGTGAAGTTGATACAGAAGCACTTAAAATTTTAAATGACGCTGCTGAGATGCCAAAATGAATAAACTAATAATCATTATCACATTATTGCTTGCTAGTTGTTCAACTACAGTTCCTGTTGTTGCTAAGTTTCCTGATGCGCCAAATGAATTGAAACAAACATGTCCCGATTTAAACAAAGTTGATATTGAGGACCACAAGTTGAGTAGTGTGTTAAAAACTGTCACGAAAAATTACGAACAATATAAAGAATGTAAAATTAAAGTTGATAGTTGGAATGAATGGTATGCAGAACAAAAAAAACTGTTTGAAAATGTAAAATAATAATAAGGATTCAACATGGAACTGACAAAAGAACAACTAAAACAATTGCTTCCAAAAAATCCATATATTGACCAATGGCACAAAGCATTAAGTCAATTACTTCCGGATTATGAAATCAATACACCTCAACGTATTGCAGCATTCATGGCACAATGCGCCCATGAATCTGGTGGGTTCATTTTCTTATCTGAGAATTTGAATTACAAAGCAGATAGTCTAATGAAGATATTTGGAAAATACTTCAAAGATATCAATATTGCTTACATGTATGAAAAGAAACCAGAAAAAATTGCTAATAAAATCTATGCAGATCGTATGGGTAATGGTAATGAAGCATCTGGTGATGGATTCAAATACCGAGGCCGTGGTCTAATTCAATTGACTGGTAAAACAAACTATACATGGTTTGCAGCATCATTAGAAATTACATCAGAAGAAGCAGCAGAATACATGGGTACCTTTGAAGGTGCAGCACAGTCAGCATGTTGGTTCTGGGAAACTAATAAACTAAATCAATGGGCAGACAAAGGCGACATTGAAAAGATGACTAAAATCATCAACGGTGGCACAATTGGACTTGAAGATAGAAAAAAACATTATGCTCACGCCCTACATGTATTGGGGGCATAATGAAATATCTATTAATTCTATTGTTACCATTAACTCTGTTTGCATGTGATGAACGTTATCGTTACCCATGCCAAGATCCAGAGAATTGGGAAACTAAACAATGTCAGAAACCATACTGCACAGCAAACGGTACATGTCCTGAAGATTTAAAGCACTATGTAAAAGATAAGACTGGGCAACCTCTGCAACCACAACAACCAGTTTCGTCAAAAGGAGATTGCAAATGATTAACCAACTATGGTCTGGAGAGAAATACACAACCGAAGAACTAAACGCCAGATTAAAATTTTTTATTGGTATTATTTTAGGTCTAACACTATTCGGTATTGTGTTTGTTGTATTGTATAGTTTGATCTTTGTTACACAACCAATGAATGGTATGAGTCCAGTGGATAATAAATTCTTTGAATTGATTATTCCTATTGCCACATTCTTAACTGGTACATTGTCGGGCATTATGCTTGCTGGTGACGATAAAGACTTGAGATCAAAAGCAATTGATGCAGCAAACAGACCTTATACTCCACCACCAGAACCACCATCTGTTGCCAAAGCATCAGCAGCACCTATCAACGGAATTGGAGCATCATTCTCCTATACTAGTGAAACGGTAGCAGTTGCACCAACTTTCGGAACAGAAGTAACTGGATTTGGTGGTAAACCAGCACCAGCTCAACCACCACATCCGGAGATTTAATATGGATTTTTTATCTAAGATGTTAACCGGAGAAGGCGAAAATAATCCAAGCAGCAAACGGACTATTGCCTTTTTAGCATTTTTATTACTTGCTGCTGGATTTATTTCTGACCTTGTTTTTGGATTAAAAGCAAGTCAAGGTAGTATCGATACTATGATGTATATTGTTGTTGGTGGACTAGGTTTTACTTCAGTGGAAAAATTTGTCAAAAAGGAAGAAAAAAAATGAAAAAAGAATTAGCCGTAGGTTCAATGATTTTGTTTTTGTTATTTGCACCTTTAACTAAAGCAGCATTTGGTGCTGAAGAAAAGAAAGTTTGTGTTAAAGAAGTAGATGCAAAAACTAAAAAAGAAAAAGAAGTTTGCAAAACAATCAAAGTGCATAAAAAACTAGAAGGCACTGCTATTCCTGATAAGAAGAAATAAATGTCTCAAGAAAACCAAGAATGTGTCGAAATTAAGGTTGATATCGGTGTTCTAAAAACGCAGGTATTAACCTTGACTGCATTGTGCAATAAAATGGATGTAGTCATAGAAAAACTAGTCGATCAACACGATAGACATTTAACGAAAGTATATGCCACCATGGAAGATCGTAGACTAGAAAAAGAAGCAGATATTGGTGAATTACATGACCGCATCGATGTGGTGTTAGATAAGATGCAGACATCCGAACTTCGCATTATGGACGAAATAAAAGCTTTACGGAATGAAATGCAAGACCACAATAAAAGAGAAAAGGCTGCATTAGATTCACTTCTGCAATGGAAGTGGATGATCGTTGGTGGTATTGTATTATTGTCTTGGTTGGTAAATAGTTATGGGAATTTAATTAAAATTACCAATTGACAAGACGCTCATTTTGTAGTATAATTACTGAATGAGCATTTATATTGACAGAAAATTCCTATTACTCCTATCTCCTCGGTTAGATAGGTTTGCCCAAAAGAAAGACGACCTCTATAACTTTAGGTGTCCTTTCTGTGGTGATTCACAAAAAAACAAATACAAAGCAAGAGGGTACATTTACAAGAAGAAGAATGATTACTTCTATAAATGCCAGAATTGCGGCGTTGGTCATACCATGTATAACTTCATCAAGTATATTGATCCAAGCATGGTAAAAGAATATGCAATGGAACGATATGCAAATGGTGAGACAGGAAACAATAATTATCCTAAACCTACATTTGAAGAATTCAAAGCAAAACCAGAGTTTAAGAACACAATTAATCTTCCAACTATAGAATCATTACCGGATCAGCATCATGCTAGGGTGTATGTTCAATCGAGACAAATACCAGACGCACAATATTCCAATTTGTACTTTGCGGAAGATTTTAAGAAATTTGTAGAAGAAATTGGTGTAGAAAAAGAACTCAAAGAAAAAGATCAAAGACTGATTATTCCATTCTATAATCAACAAAAAGAATTGGTTGCGTTTCAGGGTAGAGCATTGGGTGAATCTAAAATCAGATACATCACAATCAAATTACAAGACGATACAGACAAATTCTTTGGGGTTGATAGAGTAGACTGGACTAAAACGGTTTACGTCCTAGAGGGTCCCATAGACAGTATGTTCATTGAAAATTCTATTGCAACTGCCGACTCAAATCTTATGGCAGTTGGTAAAACAGACAATGTGGTACTAGTCTATGATAATGAACCTAGAAATAAAGATATAGTGAAAAATATTCAAAAGGCAATTGAAAATAATTTTTCCGTGTGTTTATGGCCTAAGACCATTGATTATAAAGACATTAATGAAATGATACTAGGTGGCATATCACCAGATGAAATTAAGAGTATTATAGATACACATACGTTCTCTGGACTTAGAGCAACATTAGAATTCACCAATTGGAAAATATGGAGTTAAAGTGAAAGTCGAACTATTATCATACACACAGTCTGCACAACATTTTGCAGAAAACATGACGGAACTGGTAGCATTTTGTGCCAGAGTTTCAAACCCGTCAAATCAAAACAACAAAGAAACCTCTGAGAAATTAATTAGATATTTGATTAACCATCAGCACTGGTCACCACTAGAAATGGTGAGCATTTGTTTAGAGATAGAAACAACAAGAGATATCGCAAGACAGATTTTGCGTCACCGTAGTTTTTCTTTTCAGGAATTCAGTCAACGATATGCTGACCCTGTACAAGAACTTAGTTTTGAAGATAGATTGGCAAGATGGCAAGATACTAAAAATAGACAGAACAGTATAGAAATTGATTTGGCAGATCCGGATCAAAGAGAAACAGCAAGAATTTGGAAAGAAATGCAAACTCATGTAATTAATGCTGCAAAGGAAGCATATATTTGGGCAGTCACTAATGGTATTGCAAAAGAACAAGCAAGAGCAGTATTACCCGAAGGCAATACACAATCAAGAATATACATGAATGGAACACTTCGTTCTTGGGTACACTACATACAACTCAGGAGTGAAAACGGAACACAAAAAGAACATCGTGAAATTGCTTTGGCATGTGCTGATGCTATTGAACCAATCTTTCCGATGATTAGAGAATTTGTTACAAAATAATAAGGAAGCATATGGAATACCTAGGCATTACTATAGACTTGGAAAGAGATAAATTATTCGATGAACTCGGAATCAAACGACTTAAAGAATCATACATGCGTGATGAGGAAACATCACCTCAAGAGAGATTTGCATTTGTATCTAAAGCATTTGGAAGTAATATCGAGCATTCACAGCGCCTTTACACCTATAGCAGTAAGCATTGGCTTTCTTATTCTACCCCTATATTGTCTTTTGGTCGTAGTAAGAGAGGTATGCCTATATCCTGTTTCCTTAATTACATTGAAGATACTGCGGAGGGACTAGTTGACAATCTTTCAGAAACTAATTGGCTTTCTATGCTCGGCGGTGGTGTTGGGATTGGTTTTGGTATACGTTCGGCGGATGATAAATCTACTGGAGTTATGCCTCATCTCAAAATTTACGATGCTTCATCTTTGGCGTATCGTCAAGGTAGGACTCGTCGTGGTTCTTATGCTGCTTATCTTGATGTTTCCCATCCAGATATTATTCCATTCTTAGAAATGCGTAAACCAACTGGAGATCAAAATCTAAGATGTTTGAATCTTCACCATGCAATCAATATCACTGATGACTTTATGCAGATTGTTGAAAATTGCATGTTAGATCCAAATATGAGTGATGACTGGCCACTGATTGACCCCAAAACAAAAGAAGTAAGAGAAGTTGTATCTGCAAAACATCTATGGCAGATGATTCTTGAATTACGAATGATGACAGGTGAACCATACCTGCATTTTATTGATGAATCGAATCGTAAATTACCAGATTGGTTAAAAGATAAAGGTTTGAAAGTACACCAATCGAACCTGTGTAGTGAAATTATATTACCAACTAGTGAAGAACGAACAGCCGTATGTTGCTTATCGTCATTAAATTTGGAGACTTATGATGAATGGAAAAATGAACCAATGTTCCTCAGAGATGTTGCTGAGATGCTTGATAATGTGTTACAGTATTTTATTGATAACGCTCCTGACTCAATCAGCCGTGCAAAATATTCTGCATCCCGGGAACGTAGCATTGGTGTTGGTGCTCTCGGTTTTCACGCTTACTTACAACGCAATGGTATTGCTTTTGAAGGTGTTATGGCCAAAGTTGCAAACAATAAAATCTTTAAATATATTAGAGAGGGATTAAATGAAGCAAATAAGGAACTTGGTGCCGAACGAGGCGAGGCTCCTGATGCTGTCGGTACTGGTAATAGGTTTTCTCATCTTATGGCCATTGCTCCTAACGCCAGTTCTTCCATCATCATGGGTAATACTAGCCCTAGTGTTGAACCTTATCGGGCAAATGCTTACCGCCAGGATACTCTATCTGGTTCTTACTTAAACAAAAACAAATGGCTAGATAAATTGATAAAAGAAAAAATAAATGATGAACAGGTTTATGCTGATGTTTGGTCAAGTATTATCGCTAACGATGGTTCTGTACAGCATCTAGATATTTTAGGCGAAAATGAAAAAGCAATATTCAAAACAAGTATGGAAATCGATCAACGTTGGGTCATCGACTTAGCAGCAGACAGACAACAATATATTGACCAAGCACAATCACTTAATCTGTTTTTTAGACCAGATGCAAATATCAAATATGTACATGCAATTCATTTCATGGCATGGAAAAAAGGATTAAAGACATTGTACTACTGCCGTTCAGAGAAGATTGGTAAAGCAGATAAAGTATCAAAGAAAATTGAAAGACAAGTAATTAAAGAACTTGATATGACACAAATTGCACAGGGCAACGATTGTATAGCATGTGAAGGGTGATATGAAAACAATTGCAATGTTTATGCACCAACCTTATTGCTCCGTGCAATCGGGTAACGGTATAATCAAAGCTTTAACTCCAAATTATAGATTTAAAATATTTACAAAACATGAAATGGAAAGTGATTTTTTTGATGATGTAGATATGATTTGCATTCCTGGTGGCATAGGTGATGTTAGTAAGTTTGATATGTGTTCAAATGCTAATGGAAATAGTATTCGGCAGTTTGTACAAAACGGTGGAAAATATTTAGGAATTTGCATGGGTGGGTATTGGGCAGGTCCTAATTACTTTAACCTTCTGCCTGAAGAATGTGATGTTGTTCAATATATCACGCAACCCAATACCGATACAAGACGCCCTCATGCCAAAAATTTAGAAGTTATTTGGAATGGTAGACGGGAACAAATGTATTTCTATGATGGATTTGCAGTAACTGGAAATGAAAATAATTTTGAAGTAGTAGGGAGATATATGAATAGTGATCCAATGGCTATAATCAAAGATAATATAGGATTGATTGCTTGTCATTTAGAAAGTGAACCACATTGGTATAATTCTTACAGTTGGATGAAAGGTAAGTATCATGATGGCCAGCATTATGAATTATTATTAGAATTTGTTGATAAATTGATGGAGAAGTGATATGGTAATTTTAGAATTATTGGTTGGAGGTTTCTTTTCAGCACTCGGTTGGTGGGGTGCAAATCACTATGTTGTTGAACCATATTTTCCTCCCGCAATAGAAAAGAAAAAAGAAGAACCAAAAAAACAAGAACCCAAAGATGCGGTAGAATAATAGAAAAGAAAAAAGAGGAAAAATAAATGCATTACAGAAGCATATTCATTAGTGATGTGCATTTGGGAACTAAAGATTGTAAAGCAGAAGCATTAAATAATTTTTTAAAAAACAATACATGTGATACCTTATATCTTGTTGGTGACATAATCGATGCTTGGAAAATACAACAGAATAAGTGGAGATGGAAACAAAGTCACACCAATGTTGTGAGACGAATCATGGGCCACGCCAAACGTGGAACTAGGGTAATATATGTTGCTGGGAATCATGATGAATTTTTAAGACCATTAATTCCATACGGTATTGGTTTTGGTCTAATTGAAGTTTGTAATCAAATAGAACATATCGGCATTGATGGCAAACATTATCTAGTCACACATGGCGATTTGTTTGATGGTATAACAAGACTTGCTCCATGGTTAGGATTCTTAGGAGATAAACTATATGACCTTATTCTCAGTATTAACAGCCGTTATAATTGGATTCGCCATAGGATGGGTTTTGGTTATTGGAGTCTATCTAAGTATCTCAAGCATCGAGTCAAAAAAGCCGTGGACTTTATTTTTCAGTTTGAGCTTAATCTTGCTAGCTATTGCCGCAAGCGTGGTTTCGATGGAGTCATTTGCGGGCATATACATCATGCAGAAATAAAAGAGATAAATGGTGTAACATATATGAATGATGGTGATTGGGTTGAATCTTGTACTGCTCTTGTTGAACATGTGACTGGTGAATGGGAAATAGTTACTTGGACAAAGGAGAGAGACAATGTGGTTACTGATACTGATAGCAGTAAACATGAATAATTCAAAAGATCAACCGGGAAGAGTAGAACTGACATTTCAGGATCAAAAAACCTGCGAACAAGTATTATCTACAATGAGATATGATTTAAAGTTCAAGACTTTTAAAGTCGAAGGTGAATGTAAAAAACAAGGTTGAAATATAAAGGAAATACTTACCAAAACTAAATAGCTGACTAGGGACATAACAATGGAAAATAAGAATAATGGATCCATTAACTCTCTTTGCTCTGGCCAACGGTGCGGTAAATGCAATAAAACAGGGCTGCAAACTTTATAAAGAGATTAAAGGTGCAGCCGGTGATATTAAAGGCGTACTTGCGGATCTTGATGACCAGTTTCGTAATGCACATAAAGATCGACCCCCAACAATTGCTGAACATAATCAGTATATTGAGGAAAAAAATCGAGTAATAAATTTAAATAAACGTGACGGGGAAACTACCAATATCTATCAAGAAATTGGTGATCAACTAGGTGCCTATTATGACAACTATTATAAATGTATGGCAATATTTGAGGAAGAAGAATACCGCAGTCATACCGAAGTTTATACCGGTGATGAAAGCATAGGCAAGCGTGCCCTAAAACGGGTATTGATGCGTAAACAGTTACAACAAATGGAAACTGAAATACGTGAACTGATGGTATATCAATGCCCAGCTGAACTTGGTGCTCTTTATACAGAAGTTGAGAAAATGATGAAAGAGATGGGAAAAGAACAAGCGGTATTGATTGCTCAGGCTATGCGTCAAAAAATCATAGACGATAGGCTCCGACACAAAAGACGCCGTAAAATGTTCAATAAACTAGCATGTAATTCCGTAGTGGTCATAGCAATTCTATTTTCTATTTTTATATTCTCTTGGGTTATTAAAGAGAGAATTGAAAGATTTCCAGAATACGGTAACTGTGTCCCACCAAGAGGAACATGGTTATATAGGCAATGGACGAATACCATTTGGGCCACTTGTGAATAAAGATGAATTGTGTTATACTATTAATTTAATAAAGGTGAAATAGATGGAAAATAAAGACTATACAAATTTTGCAGTACAAAAAAAAGTGTTATTAGATTATTTGCAGGTGATGATTGTAATGGAAGATTGGCATGGTGTATCTGATGTCGCAAATGATCTTCGTGAATTGGAAGCAAAAAATAATAACGATTACAAAAGTAAATGAGATGATAAAAAAAACTACCAATAATGTAACAGAAGAAAGAAATTATTTTAAACCATTCAACTACCCATGGGCATACAATGCCTGGTTGAAACATGAACAGTCCCATTGGTTGCATACTGAAGTTCCAATGTCAGAAGATGTGAACGATTGGAAAAAGAAATTATCAAAAGAAGAAAAACAATTCTTAACGCATATCTTTAGATTCTTTACACAAGGTGATATTGATGTTGCTGGTGGATATGTCAAAAACTATTTACCATATTTCAGTCAACCAGAAGTACGAATGATGCTACTTGGATTTGCTGCCAGAGAGGCTCTACACGTTGCTGCATACTCGCACCTCATTGAAACGCTAGGCCTCCCAGAGACTACGTATAATGAATTCTTAGAGTATTCCGAGATGAAAGAGAAACACGATTATCTACTTGATGTATCCATGCAAGGTGGATCAAGTAGTGACATTGCTACTCATATTGCCGTATTCTCTGCTTTCACCGAAGGAATGCAACTATTCAGTTCTTTTATTATGTTACTTAACTTTCCACGCCACGGTAAAATGAAAGGTATGGGTCAGATAGTAACATGGTCAATTGTAGATGAGACACAACATTGTGAATCGATGATTAAACTGTTTAGGACATACATAGAAGAAAATAAAGAAATTTGGAATGACGAATTGAAATCTAAAATTTATTCTATTGCAGAAAGAATGGTAGAACTTGAAGATAAATTTATCGACCTTGCGTTTAGTATGGGACCAATGGAAGGACTCGATTCTGCTGACGTTAAGCAGTATATCCGCTACATTGCTGATCGTAGGCTCATTAGCCTTGGTCTTAAAGGAATCAATAAAGTAAAACGTAATCCATTACCATGGGTTGAAGAAATGATTAACGCACCAACACATACCAATTTTTTCGAAAATCGTGCAACAGATTATGCAAAAGGTGCTTTGAGTGGTGATTGGTCAGATGTGTGGGCCAAAGCAGCATAACACTAAAGGACTAAAATGTCAGTTAAAATAATTTCAGGTAATTGTCACGAATGCGAATCATCTTTTGATGTTCAGTATGTTGAACAATTAGTTTCCCAAGAGATGCCCGAACACTGCCCATTCTGCGGAGAAGTCATTGACGATATCATCGATGAATATATAGATGAAGAAGATGACTTTGATGAGAATGAGGAATGGAAATAAATTGGAAGTATAAAGGTGCCGATTTTACTGACGACTTGATTGGTGATAACTACGGTTTCGTCTATATCATTACGAATATAGCGAACAATAAAAAATACATAGGCAAGAAATTATTTTACTCTGCCAAAACCAAACAAGTCAACGGTAAAAAAAAGAAAACGAAAGTTGGAAGTAATTGGCAGAAATATTATGGATCGAATGACAATCTCATAAAAGATGTGTTATCATTAGGTAGTGAAAACTTTAGTCGAGAAATAATTCACTTGTGTAAATCTAAAGGTGAGTGTAATTATCTTGAGGCAAAAGAACAGTTCACCAGGTGTGTATTGGAGTCGGAAGAATATTACAATACATGGATAATGGTAAGAGTGCATAAGGCACATATAAAGGCATATAATGACCGCATCACTAAAGGAGATGGTGAAAGAACTTAATTCGGTTAAGTTTGATGGTATAATGTTTGTTCCTCATCCTGATAAAGATAATGCTCATCATGTTGAAACATTCCAATATATTGATTCTGGTGATAAATTGGGTGGTAGTGAATTGGGTGATGAATATGAAATTATCACATTTAAAGAAGATGGTGATGGACCTAAACACAAAGATCGATTCTCGGCAATATTGATTGATCCATCAGAATATGTGGTAAGAATGATCGATTGTGACTTTTTTGGTGTTGTCGGAAAGAAAACAACCACATCGGAAAAATTCTTTGATGATATTTACCAAAAATTGGAAGAGTGGGCTTGACAAAAGACATAAAGTGTAGTAATATAGTCAGACTTACTCATTAGGAATTATTATGATACTCGTTGATTTGAATCAGGTCTTATTATCTGGTCTAATGGCACAGATTGCAGGACAAAAAGGTGTAAAGATTGAAGAAGGTCTTGTACGCCATATGGTTATGAATATCCTCAGAACTCATGTCAAAAATTTCAAATCAGAATATGGCGATGTTGTGCTGTGTTGTGATAATAGAAAGTATTGGCGCAAAGAAGTTTTCCCCCTATACAAAGCAGGTCGCAAAAAGGCTAGAGATAAGTCTGACCTCGATTGACATCTGATATTTGATACACTATCAGTTATTAAAGCAGAACTCAAAGAATACTTACCATACAAGACAATTGATGTTGACGGTGCAGAAGCAGATGATATCATCGGCACACTAGTACCACGTTATGCACAATCAGAAAAGATTTTGATTCTATCAAGTGATGGTGATTTTCTACAATTGCAGAAATATGGTCCGAATGTTAAGCAATATAATCCATCGTTGAAGAAATATATCAAATCAATTGATCCAGAAACTGAACTGAAAGAAAAAATCATCCGCGGTGATAAAGGTGATGGCATACCAAACATCCTTTCTCCTGCTGATACCTTTGTTCGTGAGTTGAGACAAAAAGCAATTACTGCAAAAAAGATAGAAGAACTGATTGCGATTGATTATTCAGATAAAACACTTGCAGAAGATTTGCAACATGGATTCTCACGCAATCAAACTCTGATTGATTTGTCTTATATACCAAAAGAAATCAAAGAAGCAATTATACATACATATGATAATACTGAAGTGCCTTCTCGTAGTAAGTTGTTGACTTACTTTATCGATAAGAAATTGAAAAACTTAATGGATGTTATAGAGGAATACTAATGATTTATAATTTGTATGAAATATTTGATGCGTTTGAATTGGCAGAGACAAAAGACGCAAAAAAACAGGTTTTGTTAAATAATAACAGTAAACTATTGCAGCAAACCTTGCAGTTAGTATTTGATCCAAAGTATGAGTTTTATTTCAAAAAAATGCCAACCGAGTATATTAAACCTGATACCATTCCAGGAATTAGATTTGCAGGACTAGAAACAGAATTACGTAGGTTGTATCTTTTCCAAAAAGGAAATGAAACAGCAGACAAATTAAGCGAACAAAAAAGAAAAGAACTATTTTTGCAAATTGCCGAAGCACTAGAACCAAGAGAAGCTGAAATACTTATCAATATTATGAAAAAAGACCTTGGGGTAAAAGGCTTGACAGCAAAATTCGTCAAAGATACTTTCCCTGGTCTTATTCCATGACAAGAAAAGAAAAAATCACCATACTTACAGGAACATACGATCCGGTAACTGTCTCCGACCTACATAAAATAAAAAAAGCAAAAGCCAATTGTGATATCCTAGTTATTGGAATTCACAGTGATTATTGGTTGCTTAATAATATTGGTGGGTATTTTTTAGAATATGAAGATAGGAGAGAAATAGTTGAGAGTTTGAAAGAAGTAGATGAAGTGTTTACATATGATGATCGAATTGATAATGTGCAATTGATAAAGTTAGTTAAGATATGTTACCCAAATTCAGAAATATTCTATATCTGTGAGACACCAGAAGAAGATGCAGAAATGAAGTTAAAGGGTATCAAACGGGCATACATCAAATAGGAGGAAGAAAGTGTCCAAGAAAGTAGGCAAATTTATAGAAGAAGATGATTATGATGATTATGAATATTCTCGTCAAAAGCAAAAAATGAAAAATGCAGAAATGAAATTGAGAAACAAAAAACAACATCGAGATGACCATTATGATGAGTATGATAGCAAGAGGCTTAAAAACTCACCAGATGCTTGGTAAACAAATGTTGTATTAAAACAACTCATGATTGACAAGTGAGTGTGATCCTGTCATAATAGAAGTTCTGTAACAAACATTTGTTTCTATTATGATAATTTACACAAATACCAAATCTAAAGTTAAACCCAAACTCAAATCCAAAACGGAAAGAGATGAGTATGCTGCATGGTGCGCAAAATATGAAACGATTGACACAAAAAGTGCCAAACGCAAAACGACATTTGCTCCCATGAAAAAATACAAATTAGAAATTCCTCGAGGAAGAGAAACTCCCAAATATCCAAGTCTTAATCCCGATAACATGGGAGCAGCGGTAGCACCAAAGCGAAATGTTTATACTGGTGACAAGATGTTAGGTATAGGCACTTTACATAAATCCAATGCTGTGCCTGTGTTTTCTGCCGAAGAGGCTCAAGATATTGCAAAGATGAGGCGATAATGGAATTAAGCACAATGAGAAAAATAGTCTCAAAAAGAGAACTAGTTAATTATGGTGAATGCGATGAATTGAGTATATTAAACTGGAAACCAGGAAGATATATTCCTGCTGCACAAACAGACATTACAAAAACCTTTGAAAAATATGGTTTTAAACCACCATCTAAAACTCAAAATAAATCAAAATGATATACAATGAAGATTGCCTAGACACATTAAAACGTGGTCTAGAATATGATTACATCATAACTTCACCTCCTGATTTGGATGAAATTGGCTACACAACAACACCATCAGGCATCGAGGAATATTATCGATTCCTAGTTAGTCGAATTTCATTGTTTGCACCTAAGAATGGTGTTGTTACAATAATCAACCGAGACCGAAAGGCAAACGGAACAGTTATTCGCAAACACAATATTTTCTGCAATGCAATGGAAAAAAGTGGTTGGGTGTTAAAGTCACAAAGAGTATGGGTGAGGTCATACAAGGCAAACCTATATCGATACAACTATTCATTCATTCAAACATTCAAAAAGAATGCAAGTAGTTTTAAAGGTGAACAATCGATACCTGATGCATTCTTTTATGAAATTGAACCGTTAGAGAATTATAAGGATAATTATCCACCCGAACTAATAAAACAATTTATTGAAGTATATTGTCCAAGTGAAGATGGTATTATATTTGACCCGTTTATGGGTTCAGGTTCTACCGCAATTGCAGCAATAAATTCAAAAAAGAAGTATGCCGGTGCAGAAATAGTAAAAGAAGTGTTTGAATTATCCCAAAGTAGGTTATCCACCATTAATGATGAAGGAAGTGAATTATGATTGAATATACAGATGAACAACTAGATGAATTTGAAGAATTAGGAGAATTAATCGAATTGATGTCTCCAGAAGAACTCAAGGACTTTATATCGTCAGTTGAGATTTTAGGTAATGCAAAGAAAAAAGGCTGTCTCATAACTAATAGTGGAAACTATTATAACTAAGAATATATCATGAATACAAATAATACAAATAACCAAGATATCCACGAAAATTGTGGTACTGCATTATCCGAACTTGAGCGTGTTTTGTTTAGTTGGGTAGTTTTACGAAAATGGAAAGAAGAACAATCGGAATACCAAAAACTAAAAGAATACTATGCTTAAATCATATACGGTAACTTTACTTCCTGCGGATGATGGTTCGGAGGAATTGATACTACCAATACCAGATGAATTGATGGCAGAACTAGGATGGCAAACTGATGATGTTATTGATTTTGCAACAAAAGAGAATAATTCTATTTTGCTAACAAATCTTAGTAGAAAATCAGGTGTTGTGGAAATACAACACATTCCTGTTAAGGATTGACATATTGTTGGCTTTATGCGATAATATGTGTTCTTGATTAATTTTAGGCGAAATCATGCTAATCGATTCAAAATCACAACTTGCCAAATTGATGGCGACCGAAAATATTTTCGTAGAACAAAAAAATGTTCCTACGGCATACTTTAACACAAAAACCCGTCAATTAGTTATTCCTGAATTAGATAAAAATATCTCGCCTGATCTTTATGACCTTTTATTTGGTCATGAGGTCGGTCATGCACTATTCACACCAGAAGATGGATGGCATCATGCTATCGTTGGTGATATCAAAGTAAATAAAACAATTCTTAATGTGTGTGAAGATGCCCGCATTGAGAAATTAATCAAGCGCAAATATCCTGGTTTGAAACACGGTTTCTTTAAAGGTTACAAAGAATTAATCGATAAAGATTTTTTCCGTACCCGCGGTGTAGATATGAATTCGATGAACCTTGTTGACCGTATTAATATGTACTTCAAACAAGGTACAGTATCAAATATCAAGTTTGAAAAAGATGAAATTGGTTTTGTTGATGAATTGACCAATGCTGAAACTTTTGAACAAATTGTTGATATTGCAAAACGTATTCAGGCCAAAATGAAACAGCAGGCCGAAGAAAAGCAAAAACAAAAAGACCAAGATTCTGATGAGGATAATGAATATGAGGATTCTGATGATAAGGAATTCGATGATTCTTTACCAAAAGAATTTCAAGATTCTGATGAGGATAATGAATTCGATAATTCCGTTGACCAGTTTGATGATGAATTTGGTGATGAATCATCAGATGGATCTATTGAAGAAAAAACTCCAGAACAGAAAATTGAAGAATCTTTAAAATCTTTCACTGATGAAGCATTCCGTGAAAAAGAGAAAGAACTTTTTGCTAACAATGATGTTGAAAACGTGTATGCCAATATTCCTGTTGTTGGTGAAGAATTTATTGTTGACTACCGTTATCTATTGAATCGTATCTTTGGTGATGCTGGTGCACCAAGTGAACAAGGTATTGAAATGTTCCAACATTACCGCAAAGACTCAAATAAGGTTGTTGGTTATCTTGCAAAAGAATTTGAATTGAAGAAAAATGCCGATCAGTTGAAACGTGCATCAGTTGCCAAAACTGGCGAATTGAACATGAACCGCATTTATCAATATCAATTCTCGGAAGACTTGTTTAAGAAAATTTCTGTCGTGCCTAATGGTAAATCACACGGCCTAATCATGTACCTCGATTGGTCTGGCAGTATGACTGACCATTTGACAAGTACAATCAAGCAATTGATTAGTATTGCATTATTCTGCCGCAAAGTGAATATTCCATTTGAAGTGTATGCATTTAGTTCTGATTATTGGGATGTAGATAATAGAAAATGGAATCATGGATTAGATGCATTCAAAGAACGATCAAAACCTGGTGATCTGCATATCAAAGCAGGATCATTCAGTCTATTGAATTTGTTTTCTAATCGTATGAATAATGCCGAGTTTAGTCGCATGGCACAATACCTACTAGCATGGCGTTACTTGCCTAGTTACATGGGATTATCCTCTACACCATTGAATGAGGCAATTGTATCTGCATTTACACTTATTCCTAAATTCAAAGAAAAGAATAAATTGCAGATTGTCAATGCTGTATTCTTGACAGATGGTGAAGGTCATAACCTAAATGAAATTGTTGAAGTTGATGAGAATGGAAGAAAATCTACACAAAGTGTTAGTGATAGACGTTTCGGTAAAAAGTCTCGATTAGTATTCCGTGATCCAAAGACTGGTGCTCAACTTGCCCATGATAATAGTAGCAGAACAAATTGGTCAGTAACGCCTAGTTTGTTGAGTTTGCTAAAACAACGTACTGGTGCAAATCTGATTGGTTTCTATTTGTTGTCATCAAAAGAATTTGCGAGTGCATGGTCAAGAGTACCAAACAGTGAAGTAATGAATCGTGATGAATTGCGTTCCAAATTCACAAAAGAAAAATCAATTGTTGTTACCTCTGCTGGTTTTGATGAATACTATTGGTTGCGTACAAAACGTGTATCTTGGCGTGACCAACTAGAAAATCTTGATGAGGATGAAGAATTCGAAGTAAAATCGAATACAACCCGTGGACTTGTTACTGCATTTAAGAATTACAATAAAGGTCGTTTGCAAAGTCGTGCCGTGTTAAATAGATTCGTCAATCTAATTACATAAAGGAGCAAACGTATGGCTACAGAAATTCTAAAAGAAATGTCAAAATTCTACGGTGAAAGTAAAGTTGCCACTGTATATAAAATAACACTTGGTAATGTAATGCCTTACAAAGTGGTGGTTAATAATAATTTTGGTACTATTCTTGCTACGGCATTATTTGCTACTGAAGGTGAGGCAGACCAATTTGCGGAAGATTTTGTTCTCTCAACTAGTGGAACAAGTCAACTATTAAGAGAATAAAATGCGTGAACTTGTGATTATGGCAGTTTTTTTTATTGGATGGTGTTTACTCTCAAATGATGACTATTTGGTGAAAGTTTCTGATGAGAAAAAATATTGTAAAGAAGTGAACACCAATACTTTTTTTATAGGTGGAGATACTGGATCATGTAATACTACTCTAAAGGAGTTCCATGAGTAGGAAAAAGACTCCAGTACCAGATAAACCGGTAAATATTGAGGACTTTACCGAAGATGTTGTATTGGAACAACAAACACCAGAAGTACCAAAAGAAAAACCGAAAAAAGTTGACAACAATGCCTATTTTCTGTTAGAATCTAAGTATGGTGAAAAAACAATATACATGACATCCCGTGGTTATAGATTGAAGTCTTGGTTAGACTTTTTAAAATCTCTAAACGTAGAACATGTATATCGTGAAGTTACCGAATCTGAATATCTTGAGCATCATTGGACACATCCTAAATGGAATATAAAATGAAAAAGCATATTGTAATGGCAAGTCTTGTTTTACTCGCATCCACATCGGCACACTCTGCTGGTGTAGGACTCTTGTCAATGATACTTGGTGATAAAAATGTTCAAGTTCAATACGCATCCAATTCTGGTGTATACTCACCATTGCCGCAACAAATATTCTTCCCAGATGGTCGAGATACAGTCTATGAGGAATACTATCGAATGGATGATGGTCGAGTGGTAAAAAAAGTATTACAACCACGTGGGTGTCAAGTTGCCTATACTGGCAATATGGTATGCTTACCACCAGTAGAACATATCTACTATGTCAAAGATATACCGCAGATGCCTGTAGCACCCGGACAACCTGTTACAGTGTATCCTACAGAGATTGTTCCTGTTGCTGTACAAGCACCCCCACCGCCACCAAAGTCAACCAGAAACAAACATGTTGATCCGGAAGAGATTCCTGGTAAACGCAGAGAAGAAATTGATGGTATACCAATTCAGTATGGTAACGAACGAGTTGGTGATTCACCATGTGTAGGATCCGCAAAAGACTGTGCAAGGCGCATAGACGGTATTGTTAATTAGGAATTGCAATGAAAAAAGAATTTAAAGTCGAAACCTATGGTGCACCAGATGCATTGATTGTCAATCTCAGTCGAAAGCAGATTGAACATATGGCAGAGGTGATTGCTAACTTTAAAGAAATCGATAACTTTCAGTTGCGAGTTAGTAACAGTAATGGTATTGGTCAAAGTATACATTTTACCTTTGATATGGATCTAACGGTGATATCATGAACCCAGAACTAGACAAGAAGATTTGCAGCGATTTTCCAAAGATGTTAATTAACCGCAACGCCTCTATAACGGAGAGTTGCATGTATTGGGGTTTTGACTGTGGTGACGGATGGTATGATTTAATCTATACACTCTGCGACACCATCCAACGATATATCGATCAAAACCCTCACAAAGAGATTCCTCAGGTGGTTGTTGACCAAGTCAAAGAAAAATTCGGCACTCTACGGTTTTACACTAGTGGTGGTGACAAAATGACTGACGGAATGATTTGGTTTGCAGAGAGTATGTCAGGTAAACTCTGTGAGACTTGTGGTGCACCAGGAGAAGTGCAACGTAATGGTTGGCACTATACAGCATGTGAAAAACATATTAAGGAATATTGATAATGGGTGTATATAAACGATTAGTCGAAACAATCATTGAGAGTTACAAAGAAGGTGAGAGCATATATGAGATTGCACTGGCACTCCGTATCTCACCAGAAGAAGTTCAGCAGATAATCAGGGAGTTTGCATAATGGCAATGATGATGACAGATACAACGTATACGTTAGACCCAACGTATTATCACCTGATTGATCCGAGTAAACCACCAACGACTGACAATATACTGTCAACCGTTCAAGGTGAGATGGTCTATACGGAAATAACCATGTCTGAGTTTATGTCAGATAAAATCAAAGGTGATATGACAGATGATGAATTCAAAGAGTCTATCAAAAAAGAATTATGCCATCAACTAGTTCAAGAACTGTACGAATCAAAAATGGTGGAATTCACACAAGAGCAAATAATTCGTAACAATGAGTTTGTGTTTCGTGCGAGAATCTTTGCAACACCCGACAATAAGGTTCAACTGATACGACAGGTTCATCAGAGTATCAAATGAACACCAAGTTAATCCGTCGAATGATTGATCTGAACTATACTAATGACGAAATTATTGGTAGACTACGTTGTACGGAAGATGCTATTGAATCTATCAGAGAATTGATACGATTGGAACAAATAAAGAAACCGATTATTGAAGAAGAAGAATGGGATTGGGACAATGAATAATGATTATAATGTTGTATTTCGCTCTCTTCCTGAACCAAATTTAAAAATAAGTTTTGGTGAGAATTCTAATACACACATACAATTCTATTCTAAGAAGAAACCAAACAAGTTTCAACGATGGATGATGAAAAAACTACTCGGTATAGTAATGGAGGTTATATGAACGAACGAATCCAAGAACTTGCCGAACAGGCTACAACGTTGAAGTTTGATGGGACTGGCACAGATACTGGTAAGCCCGTCTTTGATAAAGAAAAATTTGCTGAGTTGATTATAAAAGAATGTGCTAAAGTTGCACATGAATGCATAGATGATGAATGGTTTGATGTTGGTGGTGCTATCAAAGAACACTTCGGAGTCAAATAACTGATATTATGAAATAAAATAAAACACACATGTGCATTTGCAACATTTTCTTTCTATATAACTGTGTATAGTTAAAAAGAAAGGTAATAATATGTTTAAGAAAATCATAGAGTGGTTTGCTAATAAACAAATGAACGAAATTGATCGATATATCTCCTCACGTAACCCCACCTGTACTGCTGACATTGACAGAATCATCAATGAATTCAATTATAAGAGAAGTCTGCATTGGTTTTAGTATAAATTCGGAATTCCAAGGGTAACGCTCCAGAAAAAAATTTGGATTCCTTGGGATTCCGCTTTGGGGTTTTCAGTTACTATCCCCTGGGTCTGATCCTACTTGCACTTTTACTAATATACCCTCAAAAACACCCCCCGCTATCCCTTTCCGTTGTCTTTTTGACAACAAAACCCTATTCCCCCTGGATATTTCCCAAAAATCTCCCTTTTTCCGTTGTTTTTACGCAACAAAACCGGATTAACCCTTGCATTTTCTGCCGATCCGAGTATAATAGAATCATTGAGAAACGCAAAGAAATACTAAAATGTACACAAAAACAGAAAATATCCTTTTTGCAATAGTTGCAATCGCTGCAATTGTTGTTATGTTACTTGACCTACTTGTATGGAGAACCATCTAATGACTAAGATCCAATTCCTCAAGGCAGATATCGCTGCCGCTGTTGCAAACCTCAAGACCTTGAAGGTCCAACTCGCTGCTGCTAAGGCTGACGACAAGGAATTCCGTGCTACGCAAAAGGCCACTAAGGCTATGCAAAAAGCACTGAAAGTCCAAGACCGTGATGCCAAACGCCTCGCTCGTATCGCTAAACTTGAGGCGAAACTTGCCGAAATGAAAGCACCAAAAGTTGGCATCAAAGCAAAAAAAGCAGCAAAACGTCCTTCTAAGGCTGTCGTTACTACTGTAAAGGCTTAATTATGTTCAATAATAAAGTTTTACCCGCATATGGGTTAGGGTATTATGATGGTAGAGTGATCGGTGTTTTTAATCGTCCCGAAAATTATAATGACCAAGAAAAGGTTTTGTATAATCAAGGCTACGATAAAGGTTGTGCCGATTTTTGTGATTTAGATTCTGAGGCTTAATATGAAATTACTCTCCACAGGGAACCCCAAAGTCCTCAAAGGTATGAAACAAGGTTTCAACACCTATATCCTACACCTTGCTCCTGCTAACGTGAGTGGGTACGAAACCTGCGCTATGCGTACTGAAGGCTGCACTATTGCCTGTCTCAATATGGCAGGTCGTGGAGGTATGATGAAACGTGGTGAAACCACCAATGTCATACAAGAGGCACGTAAACGCAAAACCCGTTTATTCTTTGAGAACCGTGCTGCCTTTATGGAAATGATGGTAAAGGATATCGAATTGGGTCTTAAACAATCCATCCGTTTAAACCTGATTCCTGTTTATCGCCCAAATGGCACTAGTGATATCGCATGGGAAAAGTATGAGTGCATCCGTAATGGTGTGACATACCCTAACATATTCTTTGCATTCCCTGAGGTTCAATTTTATGACTATACCAAAATCCTTGGTCGTAAAGTAAAGCATATCCCTAATTACCACCTGACTTTTTCTGCCGCAGATGGTAATGACGCTGACGTCCTCAAGGCTATCGAGCAAGGTTACAATGTGGCAGTAGTGTTTGGCATCAAAAAGACTCAACCCATGCCTGAATATTATCTGGGCCGTCCTGTTTTCAATGGTGACGAATCCGACTTGCGATTCCTCGACCCGAAAGGTGTTGTCGTAGGCTTGTATGCAAAAGGCAAAGCAAAAAAAGATACCACTGGCTTTGTCAAGTACCCAACTATTATGTTAAAGGCTGCTTAATATGTCAATTCAATTAATTACTGATGGCATCAATGGTCGTGATGAGCGAGTGGTGCTATGGCGAACAGGTGAGTATACCTATGAAATTGAGATAGGTACAGGAATTCACAAAAAGTCCATCAAATTTTATGATGAGGAATACAATGGGGCATTAGAGGAATTTAATGCCGTGCTTAATAATTATTCGGAGATTTAATATGGCTATTGATATGAATGCATTGCGTGAGGCTTATGCCACTGAAATTGTAGAAGGTATGGATATTGATGCCTTAGGTCAATTTGTTTATGAAAAAATCATGGAGAACCTCGATGACTATAACGACATTGAGCTGATTGACAGGATTAATGAATTCGCACCCCACCTTTTAAAGGAAGAGGAATAACATGAAAAAATATATCGCAAAACCAAGGTTGGCAAATACACTTGACCAACAAATATTTGATGACCCAATCAGTGCATTGGAGTACCTGAATAGTAAACTGGCAATGAATGAGGATGATGAAGAAAAATTGGATTATCGCTTTGCTACACCTACACTGCCACGTGCCATTGCTAATCGAGACAAGTTTTCCACTGAGCGTGCCAATAAGCAAATCGCTATCGCTATAGAGGATTATGTCAATATTGGCAAACTTATTATAGTAGAATAGGCTGTGTTGTTTTTATACAACACTGGTATTGACAAAGGTACCAAAACCTGTTATACTAGCTGTTAAATGATGATGAAAGGAATAAATGAGTAAATTCAAGGATTTGATAATTGACATTGAGGCTGCTATCGAAGCAGGCAAAATGTCATTCCGTGAAATTGCGGATTACTACGGTGTTTCGTATAATGACGTAAACCTTATTGCAGAATACATGATGGAGAATTATGATGAGTAAAGCAATGCAGGATTATTATGATGCCATTGACGATGGATCATACGCTGCATGGCAAGAGGAAATTCTAATGCAGGAGAAGGCTATCGATGACCTATTGGAATCGATTCGCATCCTGGGTGTAGAATTTACTGCCAACCTGTTAGTAAAGCACTGTCCTACCGATGCCGTGAATCTTGCTGATTCGCTTTCCTTTGCAATATTTGATGATAATGAGGCAAAATGATGAATAGTAATGCAATTGCTTTTGTGAAGGCTGCCGAAAGCATATTCTCCGAAGGTGCAACCTTAACCCGTGCTGGTGTACAACGGGTAGTCGATGAAACAGGTGTTCCTTATCCGTTCTGGTTTGTTTCACGTTCCCAGTACCGTGTGGGTCGTGGTGAGTACAAGTTACCTCGCATTGGTGGTGCTAAACCTAGTCTAGGTCCTAACCCTGCTGAGTCCTTGAGTATTCGTAAAGCACCTGAACCTGAGGTTGCAGTAGTGGAACAAGTCCTTTCATTCCGTCAACCTAAATTGATTGATGAATCTGAACCTGCTATTCCCAGCAAGTATCCTGATTATGTACCGTTTGGATTCTTTAAGGATATGAAAAACATTTTATCCTCTAAGCAATTCTATCCTATATTCGTTACTGGTCTATCAGGTAATGGCAAAACCTTAATGATTGAACAGGTATGCGCTGAACTCCAACGTGAGTGTATCCGTGTCAATATCTCTGTGGAAACCGATGAGTCTGATTTACTTGGTGGTCCTACACTGGTTAATGGTAATGTGATTAACCGTGATGGTCCTGTGATTCTTGCCATGAAACGTGGCGCTGTGCTACTGATTGACGAAGTGGATCGTGGATCCAATAAACTCATGTGCCTACAAGGTATTCTCGAAGGCAAACCATACTATAACAAAAAGTCTGGTGAAGTAGTATACCCAACCAATGGATTCAATGTCGTTGCCACTGCCAATACAAAAGGTCGTGGTTCCGATGAAGGTAAGTATCTATCGCAAATCCTCGATGATGCCTTCCTTGAACGCTTTCCTATTACAGTAGAACAAGAGTATCCAGACGTAAGAACTGAAACAAAGATTCTTACCCCATTGATTAATGATAAGGCATTCGTTGATAACCTAGTCAAGTGGGCAGATATTGTCCGTAAGACCTATGAGGAAGGTGCTATTGATGAAATTATCAGTACCCGTCGCCTAGTACACATTGCAAAAGCCTACACTATCTTTAATGATAAGATGAAAGCAATCCAATTGTGCGTTAATCGATTCGATGAGATTACCAAATTGAGTCTATTAGACTTGTACAGTAAAGTGGATGAGACAGTGCAATCGGCAAACACCGTGACTTCTGCCAGTTCACCTATTGACTCAGAGCAACCTTTCTGATAGAATTATTACTGTAGTGCCATATACCATATAACTGAGAAAGAACTATATCATGAAACAAAAAGTCCATAACAAAATTCTAGTAGTATTGAAGTCTGGTAATGCTGTTACCGTTGATGAGATCAAAGCATCCTTTGCTAGTGATATCAAAACCTCTGCATTGATGTATAGATTGTCCACATATATCTACGATGCCCGTAAGTATGATAAGGCAGTTATTCGTGTATTAAAAGATGGTCGTAAGGTTACTGGATACCAATTAGTTAACCCAAATGACTTTGATTCCAATGGGTTTTTTACAGGGTCATCAAAACCCTCTAAGACCGATCAAACGGCACCAGTTGAAGAAAAACAATCGGAAACCGTATAAAACCGCTGAGAGAATAGTTAGAATTGCTCTGGATTAATCTCCGGAGCAAACTAAGACCCAAACCCATCGAACCGTAGCGCAGCATCCTGCGACACTTTTTCACACAATTTGACACTTTTCTACACCAATCTGAAACTATTATGAAAACATACGAAACCTTTGAGAAAATTGACGGTATGACGAGTTGTATGAAGCGTCCTATCATTATCCATTGTATGCAAATTGATGAACCATTTCGAGTGAATACACTAGAAGGTGACTATAAGCAAGGTAAAGCAGGTGATTATCTTATGCGTGGTATTGATGGTGAACTCTATATCTGTGATAGAGCAATCTTTGAAAAGACTTATGATAGGTTTGATTGATGACTGACCAAGACCGAATACAAGCATTACAGGAGTATATTGCATATCTAGAGAATCGTTTACATCATTCTGAAAAGATGCACGAACATGCTATGGCAATGCTAACAAAACTGATAGGAAAGTTTAAATGACTGAACATATCATGAAACAACGATCCGTAGCATTGGTTATTGCTATGGTAGGTGATGCACTTGCTGATACATGGTGGAGTAGTCCAAACAAAGCATTCAACGGAATGACACCTGCTGGTCAATGGATCAAAGATCACGAAAGCGTATATACCTATCTAATGCAACATAGTCAAGGTGGATGGTAATGGATAAACGAATACAACAACTCTTTAAAACAATTAGAAAGCATAAGCACACACATAATTTGATGAGTAACCCACCTCAGGTTAAATACAGCTATACAATCGAAGAAGAAGATATAGAAAAATTCGCTGAGTTAATCATTAAAGAATATGCTGATAATGACTACGTTTTATGCATATCACGACCATTGACCAATGACCAACTGGCTGATATGTACAAGAGAACCACTGGTTTATCTGCACGAACAGGTCCTATACATGCCGTAGTTGAATGGGCAAAGACTCAACCATGGTGCTATGTCGATTACATTGACGGAACGATACACAAGAAAGGTTATGCAAAACCACTATGAACCCACGAATTAAAGAATTGATGATTCAGGCAATGACTGAAACTGGTAGACTTGAAGATGGTGTGCAAGTTAGTTATCAACGATTTGCGGAGTTGATTGTTCGGGAATGTGCAACCATTGCACTCAGGGAAGAACATGACCCATACGAATGCATTTTGAGTCATTTTGGGGTTGACACCATTGATGGTCAATTAAGAAAAAGAAGCACTTACTTCGGAAACAATCCATAAAACGGAGAAATCATGGCAGCAACCTTATCAGAGAATGGAATCAACGGTGATATTCTCATTATTAAAGAACTATGCAAGAATCTGAAGTTTTCTAAACAAAAAACAAATTTCTATATTGATGCCGCAAAGCATGGAGTCATTGCAGTCGAATCACTCCTAGAATATGCTATTTCTAAAGTGGGTAAACTAGAACGATCAAACAAAGACGGACAAGACTTCAAAGACGGATCCGATGCCAAGAAAGCAATTGTTACAGCAAGATCGGAAGTTGTCATAAAAAATTTAAAGAATAAGAAAGGCATTCTTAGAATTATGATTGCCAATCCTTATGCTGAAGGATATCCTGATGTTGAGACTTTATACTATTTTAGAGTTCCTTATTCTTTATATGGTGGTACAGGAGGATTAAACATAACTTTTAAATCTTTTGAATTTTTCAGTAAAGTCAATGACCGCAAATACAGACATGGCAAAGTCACGAAAGCATGGAAAATATGGAACAAATACCGAGTGTATTCATTTAAAGAATTGTGCGAGTAATATGAACGAAACTTACGAACCAAAACTATTACACAAACGATATGAAATCGAACAAGAACAGAAATGGAGAGAAGAAATCTCTGCCATACCTGCTATTCGTTTTCCTGCTGACTGGTTAGTACAAATCATACCACCATTTGGTGATGCTGTGGTGCGCTTTCGTGTCAAGTTACCATCAGGTAAAGAAAAGTCTATCTATCTGGACCGCCGTAACTCATTGGGTTACTGGGAGAAAACTAATTCATTGGGTTACTGGGAGAAAACAGATGAACCGTACTGGGAAGTCTATCCATACCAAAGTGATGTCGGTCGTTGTGGCATCAATGAGGTCGAGACTTTGCTAGAAATGATTGGCAATGAAGAGGAGTAAAAATGAACGAACGAATTCAACAACGTATTGGAGTCAAATAATGAAAGATACAATAATTAATTGGTTAACTACCTATAGAACACCTATCGGATGTTTTATTGGTGGCATCAACATATTGAGTGGTGTTACAGATATTGTTATAGGCAATAATTTTTTCGGTGTATTTTGGATTGCTCTTGGTGCTTTGATAATCTTTGATCTGAGACCAACAAAATGAACGAAAATATACAAGCCTTGATGATAAACCATGGTCTACATAAACATATTTCAAGTGATTGTCACTCAAGAATGGTAATGCTTGCTGATATCATTGTCAAAGAATGTGCGAGACTGGCCAGAGAACACACCTTAGAGAAATCTGGATTGGATTCCTCTTTTGATGGTAAAGTTCTTGTTGAAGAAGTAATTAAAAACCATTTTGGAGTAATATAATGAATTATGCATTAATACTTTATACTGTAGTTGCTATGTCTGGTCACAATTCAACATTAACCAAAGCATATGATTGGCGTTATCTCACCACGTTTGCTAATCATGAACGGTGCGTTGATGCTGCAAATTTGATGGGTATCTCATCCGAACGGTATCGTTGTGTGGCAGTGGTAATGAAATGATTATTGTCACCGTAATACTGGCAATTATGTTCTGGGTTATGTCTGATGTTGCATGGGCAGAAGATCGTATGTTCTGGGCGCATACCTATTTGTTTTTGTCTGCATTAAACGGTGCATTGGCAATGTCTGTTGTATTTTAAGGAAAACAAATGAAAGACCTGCTAAACCTATTACCAAAATTATTGGAAATGATGCCGGGAGTTGTCAAGTTCCTGAAGTATATTCCTATTATTATGATACTAGCAGGTGTTGGTTATGGTGCGTACCTCATTACATTAAACTACAAAGACCCGTTTAAATGCGTAAACAATGAAATCTACCAACAAGTACGAGTGGATTCCAATGTCTACCAGTTTAAGGGTGGTTATTGTGTAGATGGCAATAATAAGTAGGTGTTGTATTGGCACAACAATGGGATTGACATACTCACCATATTCTGTTATCATTATGTCTGTAGTGTAAATTAATGGAAAATTTTATGAAAATACATGATTTTTTTTCTTGGGTGTTTCTCGCCACTGTTTGGTTTCTTGTATGCGTTACCATATACGGTGAATGGCACACCTATCAAATGAACAAAGAGTGCCGTGCCGATGGTGGTACGTTGATAAAGGAATACGGGTATAACCAATATATCTGCACTATTCTACCAATTGATAGAGGTTAATTATTATGATGCCAGCAGGAAAATACTATGTGGGTGATTTGGCTTATGTGATGACAGATGGAGAATGGGAAGAATTTTGTTCTCTTACCATCAAGAACAACAAATGCCTAGATGGTGAATTTCAATTCAAAGATGGTCGCAAATTTGCCACATATGGAACAAAGTGGGGTGATGGTGTATATCATGACTATTATGGATATTCATATTCAGTTGATTCCGGTTCCATTGGTTGTATCTTGGTAGATGATATTCGTGCCAACAAATACGATGACCTGTTGCAATTAGGTGCCATCATGGAATTCAAAATTGATTTTGTTACTGGTGGTGGCAGAGAAGATGGTGGTTGGCATGGCACAATTCAGTTTGGTCATGTGGTAATCGAAACTGATCCACAATATGAGGACAATTGATGAGAAAGCGTGAAATTCAAAACCGAATGAAAGTGCCAGAACAGATGGTTAAACTGACAATGGATCAAATTGATTCGATTGTGGTTTCCGAATTGCAGTTCGCATTAGAGGTTGCCATCGTTCCAAACAGAGATGAAGGTGGGTATGATTTGGGTATCGATGAGGATTTGGTCGAAGCCCTTACTGTAACACTGAAATATTTCATGGATGCTAACAGTTATCAAAATTACATGAATTATGTTACTAATTTGACTATACGTTAAAAATTGTTTCTATAAATGAAACAATCCAGGGTGTTGTATTTACGCAACACACCTGGATATCCGCTTGACCAAAACCATGGATTTTGCTAGAATAACGTATTGATTGATTGAGAGGAATCTATATGTCGCAAATTCAATTCGTAGGTGGCAAGTTTCAGGCAGTTATTAATGGCAAAATGGTCAAACGCTCACATGAGTCTGACCTGAAAGCATTAATCAAAAAAGCACAATCCTTTGCTGCACCAATTCCTACTACACCATCAAAATACGATATTAATAAACGATTCGATTTTGTTGAAAAACTAGTAAAGATGGTTGCTGGCGAAGTACAACCTTCTGCAATTATTACTGGTCGTGGTGGTCTTGGTAAATCCTATACAGTTACCAAAACGCTCGAATCTCAAGGTTACAAAGATATATCAGACCTCGAGGAATTCGTAATTGTCCCAGGCAAAAAAGTATTCCGTGTTGTCAAAGGTTATTCTACTGCCAAAGGTCTGTATCGTACCCTATACGAAAACAGTAATGGCGTTATTGTGTTTGATGACACCGATGCCATTTTGCGTGATCCTGTTGCATTGAATCTATTGAAGGCAGCACTTGATTCCTATTCAAAGCGTTACATTACATGGAATGCCGAGAATATGAATGATGACCTGCCATCCTCATTTGAGTTTAAAGGTCGTGTTATCTTTATTTCAAATATGGATCAAACTAAAATCGATCAGGCAATCCGTTCACGCTCGATTATGATTGACTTGAGCATGACCACGGATGAAATTATCTCCCGCATGGAGTATATTGTAAAGTCCAAAGAATTCATGCCAGATACCAGTATCCGTTTCAAAACTGATGCCATCGAATTCCTGCGTGAGAAAAAAGATTCGGCAAAAGAATTGTCATTGCGTACACTTATCTCCGTTGTTAAGATTCGCTCTGCCAATACAGATTGGAAAGAAATGGCAGATTATGTATTGTCGTAATTTCTATATACAGTATGATAACCCCACACCGTTAGGAGCATGATGAGGTACCTACTGATATCAAATAATGGAAAAAAGAGTTTATTTTATATCAAAGAATGTGCCGAGATGTATCGAACCGCATATGGCGGAGTTATTATAGAGGTGAATGAAAATGAAAACGAACCAAAACGAATTGAAGAAACACCGAAACCACTTTATCCTGTTCTGTAAGGATACCCCATTCAAGCCTAAACAGGTAAAATTGAAAACCTTGTATACCCGCAAGGATAAGCATAAGTCCCAAGAATCTTACTAATCTGACAATTATCATTCTGATATGTGTCAAAAAAACAACATCGAAATTAGGGGTCGAACCATGGTACCACAGTCTACTATGACCGACCCGAGAAAACCTCCTATAACCCTTCCTAGAGTCCCCGAACCCCTCGATTTTGCTGGGTTTTGGGGGTCTGAACCCATGGATCCGTTGTCAAAATGATATGTTGTACAGATACAACAGATACCAAAATAGTCCTTGACCTAGGTGCCATTTTGCCCTATAATCGTATGCATACGTTGATTAATTAAGGGAAGTTATGAAGTTGCTTATTTTGACACAAGTTTACGAGAATTATGGCGATGCCACGAATCCACACTGGAAAGCAAAAGGTGGTGATGATTACATTGTGCGTAATGTCAAAAATGATTCTGATGCCACAACAACCGTAATGGCAGTGCGTGACCAGATAGAAGCAAATACCGATTACTTGCGTGAAACAATTGTTGGTTGGAAGTTAGTTGCCGACGATTATTTGACAGAATTTGAGCGTTCCCAGTTAGAGTATGATGGTGCAATTGTGTATCCATCAAAAGAAATTATTTGGAAATAAGGAAAATATTATGAGAAAAAAATCTTTTGTTGTGAATGTCGGCGATATTATCCGTTCTTATGATTTTAAACCAATGGTTGGTCGTGAGGATTGTTTCGTTGAAGGTATGGTTATCGAGCAAGATCAAAAAGAAGTTTATTTTGATTGTTGGAAAATCCGTGTTACCAAAGATTCTTGGAGTGATGCAACCGACAAAGGTCGCTTTGGTCAGATAGTTTTTGTTCCAAAACAAGTTTCCTACAATGAGTATCCTGGTCGTGTTATGAATTTATCGAGGGTTTAATTATGAATGAATATATTGTTGCAGATTACGGCTCTGTCCGTACCATCAAAGAAGGACATGATATTATTGTCCAAAAACGTGAGAATGATGCATGGGTGCGAGTTGCCAGTTATCATGAAATATCCGATGACTATGCATTCACCAATGCCAGAAACCGAGCATTGGCAGTTAAGGAAGAGATGTCCAACTTTTCATTGTATCCTGTGGAGATAGATTAAAATGGAAAAAGTGTTTATTGTGGTAGAAAGCCGACACTACGAGGGATGTACTGTAATGCGAGTATTTGCCAAGTATGATGATGCCATTGCCTATGCGAATGAATTGGAGGCAAATATGACTGCACCAGGGTTATATTCGTATGACGTACTTGAGCGAGAGGTGTACTAATGCAATTTCTAATCGGTGTGATTTTTGGTATCGTTGTATCTGTGGTTGGATTTAGCGGTGTGGCGAAAATATTAGACAAAGTGGTAGTGCCAATCAAAGAAACGGCAATCAAGGCATCTCAGGAGAATTGATATGGGTAAAGTAAAAGAATTTCTGTATGTAAAACCAGAGGATGCATTTGTGTTAGAATATGCAACCGAGTTATTGCAAACCACATTACCGTTCCTAACCAAACGTGCTGGTGAGAATCCAGAACCCGACTTGGTAAAATTAATTAATGCCATTGAAAATTTTATTAAATCAGCATAAGTTTGCCATATTGCCTATTGACACCAACCTGTTTTGGTGTTAATATATGTATGTCCTTTGTTATGGAGAATTGAAAATGAAGTTTAAATTGTTGTCTATTGCACTAGTCCTTGCTGTTACTGGTTGTTCCTCTACAAAACCACCAGAAATTAAACCAGAAGCAAAAGCAGAACCTGATAAGAGTTTTCCTAAACTTGCCGATCAGAAAGACCTGCCTAAGTTGAGTGGTTACGAAGGTCCTATTGCAATGAGTCGTATTGAGGTTATTCAAGGTCAAAAAGAATGCATGTATGCAAAACTCAAACCAAATGTTGAGTATGTCATTCAGAAAACTCAAAGTGGTAAAGTACTAGTACCAATCAATATTCATTGTGATCCTGTGATGGAGAAATAATTGAACGCATCATACCATCGTAAAATTGTATCGGATGAATTCCGTGAGACGCTTATATTCTGTGGTCTAGTAGATAACTATCATTGCAAGACCAAAGAAAAAGACAAGAAAGGTGTTACTCGGTATTCGTTTGATACTAAACTTGGCAATATCTATGTGTATTCCCCTAAGGCAATCTATATACACGACAAGAAATTGAATTCGTTACATGCTGCCAGACAATACTTGGTTAATTACCTATAACATAGGAGTGAATTATGATTAATACCTACAGAGGATTACTTACATTGATTGTTGACCACAATCGCCAATTTGAAATGGACCTGATGGCACACATTAGGAAAAATTGCGTTGATCTTACAATTAGTGATATGGGTTTTCTTGAGTTTTGGAACTTCCTATTAGAGATAGTGATGGTTCTTTTTGCAAAGTTTATATTTGTCTCTGGTATAATTCTAATTACATTCTTAATTATTTTATTCTTTCCTTTCTATTCTTTAAGTAGAGGAATATCATTTGTTGTGCGAGAAGAAAAACACATCAACCAACCATCAAAAGAAACCAAGCAATCTAAGAATTAAAAATGATTATATACAAATCAAATTACCGTAGTCATTGGCTTTCTCCATATACAATACTGGAGAAAGCTTTCTTTTGGCGTGAGATTGAATATGATGAACCCATCATTAAAAACCTTGTCAAGGTACTTAATCCATTTTCTGTAGCATGGATGAAGTTTTTGGATGTTGTGCATCCACAAATTAATTACATAAAAATTCATCGGTACGATACTTGGAACATGGATAGCACATTGGCAGATATTATTCTACCGATGTTAAAACAACTGAAGGAAACAAAACACGGTTCGCCTTATGTTGAGGATGAAGATGTGCCAGAAGAACTGCAAGTTACTCGCTATGTGGAATGGTCAGAGCAATTACGATTTACATTCGAAGATGACGAGAAGTATATAAACGATTCGTGGAATTTAACAGAACGCCGTTGGGATTATATTCTTAATGAAATGATTTTTGCCTTTGAACACCATGTTGATGACACATGGGAAGAGGCATATAGTTCTGGTAAAATTGACATTAAACATGTGCCGTGTGAATGGGATGAAAATGGTAAACCTAAACTCTATGCAACCGAACATGGTCCTGATCATACCTATCAATGTGACCACGAAGGTTTGCGTGAGGTACATGCCCGTATGACAAATGGATTCCGTTTGTTTGGTAAATACTATCAAGGCCTGTGGGATTGAGTTGACAAAGCATGATAATTGAGTTACAATGATAGAACTTATTGATAGGAGAACTAATGAACAAAGTATTGGCACATTTCAGTCGGTTTAAAACTGAGTATCTTGGTGTTATTCTTGGTGGTATTTTTATTGTCACCATTTATGCAACACAAAAACTTGCACCAAAACCGTTATCAATTACTGATGAGTTGAAAACAGGTATACAAAATCATCTAGTTTGGAATATGAAAGGTGAATGCTACTTTGTTCGACCAACTGTTGATGAACGTATATACATGATTAGAGTTGAAGATTGTGATAAAAAATAAGGAATACTATGTCAGATAATAAAACAGTTAATTACAACATGAAGAAAGAAACCAAACGTGCGCTTGCTACTATGTTGCCAAGTGATCGTAAATCATTCTTTAAAGAAACAATGATCTCTGCTGAAATTTCAGAAAAGAGAGCAAAGAACGCACCCCTCAAACGAAACAAAACTGAAGATAAGGATGAATCATAATGGCCACATTTGTTGAAGTGCAAGACATAGAAAAAAGAATCCCTGTTATCATTAATATGGATAACGTAATGTATCTTGAACCAATGATTGGTCAACAAACAGGAACATTGATTTGGTTCAATAACGGTAAACTGCAAAAAGTATCTGACAAATATGATATGTTTAAACAACTTGCAATTCAAACTGTATCGGCAGAAGATATTGCAAGAGTAAATGGCAGAACAGCAAAAGTTGTAAAAGAAAAAGCACCAGTTGGTGATATATCAATTCCTAAATTTGGAGAATAATATGGCAAACTTTACATTCACATCCTACGAAGAAGATAATACAACTTCATCTTTGAGTTTTGATGCTGACTTTATGGGTGAAATTTTAGAAAAATTTGAACAGTTTCTAAAAGGTTCTGGTTATCATTTTGAAGGCAATCTTGAATTTGTTACAAATGACTATGATGAATTTGATGATGAGTATGACGATGAAGAACCAGTTCATGACTATGCCGCAAAATCTAGTTATGCATATGACAATGTAATGACACCAAATTTTACTATCAGTGAAGTTAGACCTTTGACTACATCTGATGTTGCGGCACTTCAAGTTTCTGGTGGTACAATTATGCAAGGATATGGCGCTGTACGACCAACAATGGCACCATTACAACCATTGACGCCAAATGATATCAATCTCTGATTAATATAATTATATAATGAATATTTTTTATCTTAGTAATGATCCTATTGAATGCGCTCAATTTCATAATAACCGCCACCTGGTAAAAATGGTTTTAGAATATGCTCAACTACTTTCTACTGCACACCGTATTCTTGACGGTGTTCTTTCTACTGGCGTCAGTAAATCTGGTCGCAAGAAAACTGTATATGCTCTTGCCGACGACCGTGATTCCGTTCTCTACTCTGCTACTCATGTTAACCATCCATCTGCGGTATGGGTAAGACAATCAGATAAAAACTATGATTGGCTATTCAGTTTGTTTCAAGCATTGATGGATGAATACACTTATCGTTATGGTAAAGTTCATGCATGTTCTAAATTGGAAATGCATCTTGCTAGGATACCAAATAACATTCCGCAAGCACCTTTTACTGAACCAACACCTGCTATGCCACCTGATCTAAAAGTAAAAGGTGATTCGATTGCATCCTATCGAAACTACTATGTAAACAACAAAGCACATCTTGCAAATTGGAAAAAACGAGATGTTCCTATGTGGTATTCTCAGGGAGACCATATTGTTTTACATGGATGATGAGGACCGTGATAAATATATAAAATTAGTTAAGGAAGAACAACGTAATAGGCTAGTCAAAAAACTAGTCCTATTTACGTTGGTTTTTGGTATTTGTATTACATCATATTATGTTATTCCTTTATTTTTCAATAACCAACTTACTTGTACATTTACACGATGATCTATACTTTTAGAAATACTGAAACTGATGAAATTACAGATGTCACGATGCGATTATCAGAATATGATGAATATGTGAAAAGCAATCCCCACCTAGAACGATACTTTTTGGTTGAAAACTTCCCAGGATACGGAGACGCTATGCGTATGTCTGTTCCTGGTGTTGGTCAGCCTGACGGACGATTTGAACGAGAGATTATTGGAAGAATTAAGGAGAAAGTACCAGGTAACACCGTGAAAGATTTCCATAAAACGAAAGCACCTAGAGAATGGTAATTCAACCAGTACAGAAAATCCCAGCCTTATTACAACAACAACAAAAAGGTGGCAATTATGGCGGCAACAAAGGCAAAGAAGTCTCCGGCGGACGAAGCGGTAAAGCAACACTTCTTTCTGAAGGAAATAGAACCACTAACGAAAAACCAACAAAAAACATTTGAGGAGTTTGACAAAGGAAAGCATTTAGTTCTTGCAGGCTCAGCAGGTTCAGGTAAGTCGTTTCTTGCTTTATATTTGAGTTTGAAAGAGGTATTGTCGAAAGGTTCGTACTATAAGAAGGTTATTATTATCCGATCGGCAGTACCATCAAGAGATTTAGGTTTTGTTCCTGGTACACTGGAAGAAAAAGCAAAAATCTACCAAGAACCGTACATGAATATTGTAAATGAATTGATTGGTCGTGGTGATGCATGGCATTTTTTGATGAATAAAGAGATTATTGAATTTCAGACTACCAGTTTTCTACGTGGCTTGACATTTAGAGATTGTATCATTATATTTGATGAGTTTCAGTCGTCAACGTTTCATGAAACAGACTCGGTACTGACTAGAATTGGTGATAACTGTAGATTTTTGTTGTGTGGGGATTCTGCACAAAATGATTTGAATATGAAGAAGGAAAGAAGTGGATTTGCTGATGCGGTGTCTATTTTGGAAAAAATGAAGGAAGTGAGTATTGTGAATTTCACTATTGATGATGTGGTCAGATCAGGGTTTGTTAAAGATTATTTGATTGCAAAGCAAAAACAAGGATTATAAACTGAAAGTTATTAATATGATTAAAGAAGCTAAATTATTTGAACAACAAGGTTATGTGCATCTTAAAGGTTTTTTGAATGTAAATAATTGTCAAGAACTAGTAGATGAGCTCTTCAGATATGTAGAGCAGAAAAAAACAGTGAAAGATCCACAATGTCCTGCATCTGAGGCAATTCATGGTGCTGCTGTTTTTGACTCACTATTAGAACAATTATTACCAAATTTTGAACTGGCATCTGGTAAAGAACTTCTACCCACTTATAGTTATGCTAGATTATACGCTCCTGGTGATGAACTTCACAATCATACAGACCGAGAGTCTTGTGAGATAAGTGCTACTATTACTTTAGGTTTCGAAGGCGATAGTTGGCCTATTTACATGGATGATGATATAAACAAGTCTAATCCATCTAAAATTAAGATGAACGTTGGTGATGCTGTTTTATATAAAGGCATGGATAAACACCATTGGCGTGAAAAGTACACTGAAGGTAAATGGCATGCACAGGTATTCCTTCATTATGTGGATGCGAATGGACCATATAAAGATCATATCTACGATAAACGAGGTAAATTAAATTTAGTGCAACAAGATTCAGTAAAACAAGAATCTCAACAAAAAATCAATTTTATTCAGCACTGGTATTATACTGACGTTATTACTTCAGATGAGTGTGATACTATTATTTCTACATATACTAAAGATTTTATAAAGACGGAACCTCCTGAGCTTGCAGATGGGGCAATAAATACTAATATTCGTAATGTTGAACGTGTTATGTTACCCCCATACAAAGACCTTGGTGGTAAGTTAGCAGCTGCAGGTTTCAATGCAAATAACCAAGCTTGGAAGTTTAACATAACTCATGCTAATCAGGCAGAGTTTTTAAAGTATCCTGCTAATGGAAGATACACAGCACACATGGACACAATGTTAAACCCTAATGATACAGAATGCCGAAAACTAACTATTTTAGCTTTTTTAAATGATGATTTTGAAGGAGGAAAGTTCTTTATTCAAGATGGTCACGAAAAATGCTACCCGCCGCAAAGCAAAGGCACCGTATTAGTTTTTCCTTCTTTCTTGGTACATGGTGTGGAAGATATTATATCTGGTGTCCGATATTCAGCTGTTTGTTGGTTAGTTGGTCCGTTCTTTAAATAAAAACAAGGATTATGAATACTCCTAAAGTTACTAAATACTTCATCCATATAGGAGAATAATAAAAATGGCAATTTCAATAGATTCAACAACACTAACCTTTAATGATGCAACGACAATGACAACGGCCGCGACACCTACAGGTGGTGTCGTACAATCAGTAACACTCACGGATACAGGCACTTGGACTAGGCCTACTCCACCATCCGGTCAGATATATCAATGGATGAAAGTGCAGCTATGGGGTGGTGGTGGATCTGGAGGTAAAAATACATCAAACTCCGGAGGCGGCGGTGGTGGCGGTGCTTATTTTGAAGGAACATTTCCATTTGCCTGGTTAGGCGCCACTGAAAGCTATGCGTGTGGTGCCGGAGGTGCAGCTGTTAGTGCAAGCGCTGCCGGAAATGCTGGAGGAAATACGTATTTTAATTTTACATATTATCCACCAGCAGTTCTGACACTATATGCCTACGGTGGTGCAGGCGGTGGTGGTGGCACTGGTCAAGCTCAAGGCGGTGGAGGTGGCGGTGGTGAGTTTGCAGCAGGATCAGCAGCAAGTGGTACATCTGGTGGATCTGGTGGTAAGGTATCGGGTGGCGCTGGTGGTCTTAGCGGCGGCACTTCAACGGCAGGTTCACCTGGTGGCACCACGATCTACGGAGGAGGTGGAGGAGGTGGAGGAGGTGCACCCGGTGCAGTAGGAACAGGAGCAGGAGGATACTCACTCTGGGGAGGTGGAGGAGGAGGTGGTGGCAACAGTTCAGCAGGAACATATAGTATGAACAATGGCGGCCAATCAAAATTTGGTGGTGATGGTGGGTACGGCGTAGGTAATGGTTCAATTAGTGCCCAAGATGGAGGTTCTCCAGGTGGTGGAGGAGGTGGTCTCAGAGGAGGTCCTACGTCAGGCGCAGGTGGTTCAGGTGCAATAATTTTAACTTGGTGGTAATTATGGAAAATAAAAGATACGCTGTAATAAACAATTATACAAATATTTGTGAAAATATTGTCGTGTGGAATGGTCAAAATAATTGGCAACCACCAACAAATACTCATGTTATTTGTATAGAAGATTTAGAAGTTGGTATTGGTTTTAAATATGAGAATGATACATGGACGGATGTTCGTTTCGAATCTGAAAATACATCTAACACATCTAATACATCTACATAACAGATCAACTCATTATTATGTTTACATATTGCACACCAAAAGAACTTCAAGACTTACAATCTCAAACCTTTCCTGATGGAAAAAGATACTACAAGTTACCAGATGGCACTAAACTGCCATCGGTAACTACAGTCATTGGTGCTCAGAAAAAAGCAGCCATCATGGCATGGAGAAAGCGTGTAGGTGAAGAAGAAGCAAACAGAGTCTCTAAAAAAGCAACATCACGTGGTACTAATGTTCATACTTTATGTGAGCGTTATCTCAACAACGATAAACTCGGTGATATCATGCCAGATGCTAAAGAGATGTTTATTGATCTAGTACCATTGTTAGATAGAATAGACAACATACATTATCAAGAACAGGCGTTATGGTCTGTACAGTTAGGTCTAGCGGGTCGTGTTGATTGTATTGCAGAGTTTGATGGTGTGCTTTCTGTGATTGACTTTAAGACTTCAAAGAGAATCAAACAACGTGACGATATTCTAGATTATTTTTGGCAAGAAACTGCCTATGCGTTGATGTATGAAGAACTAGTTGGTCAACCAATAAATAATTTAGTTACGATTATGGCAGTCGAAGGTGCATCACCTGCTTTGTTTATTGAGAAAACTGAAGATCATATTGATGGTCTTGTGAATGCAATCAAATATTATAAGGAACAACAATGAAAAAATTATTAATTGGTTTGTTATTTGTATCATCATTTGCACACGCATGGACACAACGACCACCACAAAATCCACAAACATGTAAAGTACATGCACAATATGGATTTCCACAAACTACTGGTATACAACCAATCTGCCGTCAAGCATATCTTGTAGGTTATGATGCTGCTGCAAAACTACCAAAGTATGTAACATATCAATTGTTACCACAGAATGCAATTGGTTGTGTTGCACGTACCAATGCATTTGCTGCTGACCAATCTGTACCCAATGGTGCAAAACCAGATGACTATGCAGGTACAGGTTACGATAAAGGACATATGGCACCTGATGGTGATTTGTCATGGGATACACAAGTAGAATTTGAATCGTTTCTAATGACTAACATGAGTCCACAAGCAGGATCATTGAATCGTGGTATTTGGAAACTATTAGAAACATCTGTACGTGGTTGGGCAGTACAATTGAATCAACCATACACTGTTTACGTTGGTAGTTTATACAATGCACAAGATAAGAAAATTGGTAATGGTGTTGTTGTACCACACTCATTTTATAAGATTGTGATAAATAATACTACAGGACAGGCAGCAGGTTGGATGTTTCCACATATTGCACCATACCCAAATCTAGGTAATGATTTGAATGCATTTCGTGCACCGATCATGACTATTGAAAGTGCAGCAGGTGTTAAGTTTAGTTATCCAGCAAAAGTACAAGAACTACCAAAAGGTCAAATGTGGCCAGTAGATTTTGGTGCATTGACTAATGCCAAACGTGCCAAATGTGGTGCAAACGCAAAAGACGATTGACAGATAACAGTTGATGGTGTATACTCACTATTGACTTGAAGAATTGTTGTATGAAGTAGAATGAAAGGTGTTCTGGACCCGGCTATCGTATGCCGGCATCTCCACCAAAAGGACTTTTATGTTTGAAAATTGGTATTGGATTTATATGTGGGGCATTTTAGTTACAGTGAACTATATGTTC